AAAATCTTATTATCAATAGAATAATAAATCAAATTCGTCGATATCTTTTTGCTAAAAACAAATAAATTACCTATATTTGCAGCATAGACAAGGGAAGTTGTGAAACTTCTTAATAGAATAGTTTAGTTAAGTCTAGTTTAGTTTTTGTGTTGTAGTGCCCCACCCCATTAGAGAATGGTTCTGGGGCACTTTTTATTGAAAATCAGCCATTTGAAAATAAGCAAAAAGATAGTATCACCCTCAAAAATGACGGTTTTCGATTGTAAATGCAATTGTAAATAACAATTTTATTGCATTTTAATTGCACAAAAATGTAAATCTAAATTACAAAAGAACTAAGTAGAACTTAAATATATTGATTATGGCAATGATAAATGCGGTTGTAATAAACAGCCAAAAATTGAAAAGTGGAAAGTACAGGATTAAAATTTCCGTAGCCCACAAAGGAATTACAAGATACATATCTACGGATATGGATATTGAATCACCGTCACTGCTCAAAAACAATAAGGTGGTGAGAGGAGAAAATTCATCTATCTACAACATGAAGATAAAAGCCATTTTAGAAAAATACGAAAAAATCCTTTTGGAAATTGATACAGACGCATATAATTGTCAACAACTGATTGAGATTCTTAAGCGTGGAAAATCAGATAATGCCCAGACATTGAGATGTGCATTAGACAGTTACGTAAAATCATTGGAACGACCGAAATCGGTTAAGCTATACACTCTTGCAGTAAATAGGTTTATAAAATTTATGGGATATGAAGTTATGTTACGTGACATAACTCCGGAAAATATACAGGGATTTAGCAATAAACTTGTTAATGACAAATTAAGCCCAACCTCGATAAACATATACACAACGCTCTTAAAAGTGGTAATAGACTACGCCATTAAGTTAAAGATGGTTGATTACAAGGTTTACCCTTACGAAGTCTATAAAAAGCCATCTGCGAACGTAAGAGACCTGGATATCAGTGTTACAGAACTAAAAAGGATTCGTGATCTAGAAATAGACAGATATAATCTAAGGATTGTTCGTGATATCTTTATGCTGTCCTATTACCTGGCAGGAATGAATATAGGAGATATTTTAGCTTACAATTTTAAGGGGAAAAAGCAAGTAACATATACACGTATAAAGACGGAACACACCAAGGACGGTAATTTGCAGACTTGTTTTTCCATACAACCGGAAGCTAAGGAAATAATAGACAGATACATGGATAAGAGTGGAAAACTTGTTTTCGGACGATATGAAACACGAAGTAAGGTGGATAACCTTCTATTCAGACAAATGCAAAATCTTGCAACAGAAGCAGGGATAAGCAGAAAATTGATATATTATTCGGCTCGTAAGTCGTTTGTGCAGCATGGTTTTGAAATCGGGATACCATTGGAGACACTGGAATACTGTATAGGGCAGTCGATGAAAAAAAACAGACCGATATTTAACTATGTGAAAATCATGTCAAAGCATGCAGATCTTGCCATAAGACAGATATTGGATAATCTCAAGTGAATTGTAAATATAGGTTGTATCAGTTTTTGATACAACCTATATGAATGAATAATTATACCAAAAATAGAGAAATTATTCCTTATTAGTTACCAATATTATATTGTTCTATCACAGCAACCATTTCCAAATCAAAGAAAAGGATACGTACACCATCATTGCATATACCGTATTGAGAACCGGGACGTTCATCGGTCCATCCGTTTTCAGCTATGACTAAATCAACTACTTTAAAAATTATATCCAAAGATACAAAGTTTATTTCTCGATTGATAAAGTCTCTGAGTTCTTCTAATGTTTTCATTTTTTAGTTTTCTATAAAATCAATCCTGCAACCTAGTGCATACCCTATCTTTGCAAGGACATCTATACCTGTACTATACCTGCCAAGCTCTATTCGTGCTATGTGACCCTGGTTTATACTGACCAACTCAGCCAACTTCGCTTGGGACAATCCCTTTTGCTTTCTAAGTTCGGCAATACGCTTGCCGATTCGTTCTCTCTCATCCATCATCTTACAACTGCATCTTCAATCATTGCACTGTATGGCCTTCCTAGCTGGTCCTTAACGTTAGAACGCTCCAAGTCGATGGTCAACCCTTTAAGATTAATACCCGCTTCTTCTGCCAGTTCTCTTACATGATCTTCGTCACGCGCAATTGCGTGATAAAGTACAGTTTCATAATGATTCTCTTCGTAGATATTGTATGAGTTCATAATCTTAATGCCGCTTATCCGTTGCCGCCGGTTCTATTGTGTTATTTGATACTGCAAAAATAAATGTTTATCTTAACAATGAAAAATATTACATTAATAAAGTAGGCATGTTTTTAAATATACTTTTTCATAAACTGAACAAGTTTTATTATTACATAAAAAATTCATTCGCCTTATCTTCAAGCCTTGAAATAGTACCAACGATATAACGCATTGTCATTTTCACATCATTATGCCCCATGCGTTTAGCTATCTGAACCAGAGGAACATCCAATTCCGCCAAATTAGTAGCAAAGCTCCTTCTAGCCGTATGGGAGGCTACAAACTTCCACTTCTCCCCTACTTCATATTTACCTTTTCTAAAAATTCTCATTTGTTCATTTATCCCGACCTTATAACAAATGGTACGGATAGTCTCGTTAAAAACGCTGTCCGCATAAATGTGTTTCCCTGCAACAAGAAGTAGCTTTCGTAAAATAGGTTTAGCTTCAACTGTCGTTTGCACTTTGGTTTTCTGACTTACATAAGTGAGATACTTTCCATCTATATTATTAACCGTCATATTGATTACATCCGAATGTCTTGCACCTGTATAACATCCGCATAAGAACTGAGCCAAGATAATTTTTTCCTTATCATTTATGGGGCAATATTCTTCCAACTTCTTTAAATCACTTAAGTTAAGATACACCCCAACCGAAGGAATAGATTTTAAAGTCATTCTCTCTGCAAAACGTGGATAAGGTAGATTTATCTCGTCTTTTGCGTCATTCAATACACTCTTTAACATAGAAAGATAAGTTTTAGCACTGCTTTGCGCAACTTGAGAAAACATATCTACAATTAAATCAATATTTTCCTTAGTAAAATCACTCCATTCAGGGACGTGGCCGAATAACCGTTCAAGCCGTTCAATCATGCCGTAGTATTTGGGATTCTTATAAACGAATTTTCCGACAAAAGTTCGTTTCCAGTCTCTAATAATTTTTATAGCATTCCCTGTTTCATTTAATGATACGTTGTACAAATTTGGTAATACTTCTGCATTTTTCATATTAGTCAGTCCCGCAAGACTTAATTTCCCTTTAAAAACCTGTATGTTAATATTTTCCAAAGTCATAATTATTGAGATTTTAATATTATTGTTATTTTAATTCTATATACTTTAATGATTATCGTTAAAACTAGCGACAACCCCTCCCATTACAGAAAAAATTAATATCACAGGAATTATCCAATAATTGCCACTGCATCCGATTAATATAATTATGATAATCCATATAAGTAAACCTATCGCCATATTATTCCTCCTTAATTAAATTTATTCGTTCATTCTTACCTATCGCCTACCCGACAGCCGTATTACTGCCGGGGTGTCATAAGATGATATGTTGGCAAAGCCCCAACAATGTATCTATGCTAATTGTGGCAATATATCCTTAATTTATTCTGTATATATACTAACAGGTACGGGGACGTTGTTTTGCTTTGTATATTGGTAGCCTGTATTCATGTGCCAATAAGTCGATGAACCCAAATACTTTGCCATACGGTTACTATAACGCACGTATGCATGAAAGTACTCCATGAATTTGCCGCGCTGCCTTACATAGCCGCTTATATGCTTCCATTGGTTGTGTAATTGTTCGGGGGTTTTTGTTCTCATAATCTTTTGTTTTAAGTTAATAAATAGTTCCCGGTGGCGGTGTCGCTCCGCCTTCCTACATTGGTTAATCTTGTTCTATCGTCCACTCTTTTTTTACGAAGCCTTTAAAGCTGCCAAACGATTTTTTAAACGCTGCTAACGCTTCTTCCTTTGTCTTTCCGTAATAGCAATAACGCGCCCCATTGTGAAACTCTACTGTTAACTTATATTCTTTCATATCTTTAAAATTTATCTGATTCATCACTCTTGTTTATAAATTCGCGTAGCTTATCCCTGTCGGTGCCGGAAATGAATATCACGGCACCGAATAACAAAACCAACAAAACCATATTCAGCTAATTAAATGACCGTCTTTAATCGTCCGTTACCGTCCGTAAACCCGTTAAGTGTTTCCGCCTCTCTTTCGGCTTCTTCTTTTGTTTGGAAGAATCCTACCGGGCAATTATCCAAGGTATCTATAACGTAATAGCCGCGTTTAGTCCTGTTTTCCGTTATGTATCGTTTCCCTTTTACTTTTTTCTCGTAAAATTCCATACCCTCAGCCATTGGGGTGTAATATGATGAAATGCTAAGCGTGCCCGATTCTATTTTGCCGTTATATTCAATTATACCGGGTAAATCGTTTTTTAAACTGCTTTCCACGCTTACACCGTCATAGGTTACACCGAATTTCCATCCCTTATTTGTATATACGTTGAATATATCGCCCGGCTGTATGTCTGCACGTACTTTCGCGCTGGTTATGATTCCCGCGCCTTCAATGTCGTAATAGCGCACACCGTTAAAGTTGTCCGTTTTGGTAAAGCTTATATTATCGAACGGGTGCGCTTCAGCTGTACAATCCGTTAAAGCTTTTCCCGGTCGTATTATATCCATGTACTTAACTTCTCTTTCCGCTATTTCTTTAGGACATTTCTTTAAATTACCGACATTGCAACAACCGTTTGAATTTACACGGGCAGTACCGTTTTTTTCATTAAAAGCCAATATAACGCCTATTTCTCCACACTGATCATAAACGACCTCCCCCAGTCTAAACCCGTCCAGTTCTTCGGGTATTGTCGGATAATCAAACGAATCATATTTTGCATAATCATCAATAATTAATGGGGTGTCATTCCCTTGAGGTTCTTCTAATATCACAGAATCGCGTAAAGTGCATTTCTTTTCATAAACAAATCCATTAGATTTCATCCAGTTTAATAAATCCGTTTCATTATCAAACACTTTCCGAACTGGAGCTAATCCACTAGTAGAACCCTGCACGCCTCCGAATGCCCCCCAGTATGTACCATTGTCGCAACGCCCTATACATCCGTATTCCTTACCCTCTCCTATATATTCTAGTTCTATACCTTCGTAACCACATCCAGGAATTTCTTTCCATTCTATAATATTATCCTTAGATGTTTCTATTTCAGGAAGCGCCGGCAACTCTGTAGGCGCTATCAATTCTTTCACCTTGTCCGCTTGCTTCTTGCTGAATATCCATCCGGCACGCTTTTCACCATTGTAATTTAAAGACGGGTTAAAGCGTCCGCCCAGTTCCTTTAACTGATCTTTGACGGCTTTTGTATCGCCAAACACAGCAACAGCCTTTTCTGAATAATCCACAACCTCAATACCTTCAACCGTTACGGCTTCCACTTCTTTGACCTCCTCAACCTTTTCAGCCTTAACGCTGCTTTTCTTCGCTTTCGGCTCTATAACCTTATATTCATCACTTACTTTGATTTTTAAATAGAAATTAGTATCGTAATAATCTTGCATCCCGTCCGAATCATCATAACGGAAAGAACTTGCATAAGTCGTAACAGCGTCCAACACTTTAAACATTTCCGGCGTTAACTCATTTTCCCAGCCCTTTACGGTTGACATTGTGGACATATAACCACGTTCCGCGCTTCTTGATCCTTCAATGAAAGGAACACAAGGACCGGATTTTAATTCGATATACATTGAATCAGTGTACATGCTCCATTCAGAGCGGACAGAGAATTTAAATTCCGGGAAATTCTTCTTTGCATACGCCCGAACATTTGCGGCTATTTCTTTAGTTGATAACTTGCTGTCGTAGTTTGAACCAGCCCAACCGTTTGCGGTGTAGAAATTCATTGCTTTCATAATGACAAGTTTTTATGTTATTAATTTGTGCGTGTCCCGGAACTCGCACCGGGTGCAACGCTTGTACGTTTCACGCTTTGATAAATTCTGAGAACAAAGGAAGCTTATCCAATGCCATGGCAGCCGTATATCCTCCAGACCATCCTTTTTTATATCCTCCAAAATCTTTTTTGAAAGTTAGGTTAATGCAAAATTCTTTACCGTTATCGTATTTGTACAAGGAAAATTCATACAAGTCTCTTTCTGAATGCTTTTTAAGCCACTTTAAATTATTCATTGCTTGCTTCCATTCATTTTCTTGTCGTTCAAATTCCCACCCGGTTTCTAAATCGAAGTAGATAGACTTATTTAGTAACTTCTTAACGCATGATAGCCCTACATTGTACGTATTTCCATCGCTTTTCCCTTTTATCGTAGCAATATTAAATATTGTACGTCCACAATCATCACACGTTAATGGAGTGCCATTTTCTACTGTTTGCATACACACGCTAATTAATTCGTATTCCTGTGTAGGTAAGTTTCCCTTTTTCATAATGCTATAATTTTAATTTGTTAATAATTCAACCTGCATGAACTATCTACATGATAGCTGCATATCACATCATTACCATAAGCCAATAAAATTAATCTGAAGAATATTTGCAGGAAAAGAAATAAGAAAGTACCTTTGCTCCATCTAGATGAATGTACGGTCCGTACTTCAATCCTACGAGGGTCTTAAAGTTCCAGCTTTAAGGCTCTCTTTTTTATTCCATCATTTAATAACACGCTTTTGGAATTAATATAAAAAAAGAAATAGCATAATATAGTGAATTATTACCGTTTCTTTCCCTTCGTTTTTCCTAACACAAATATACAACATATTTACATAATTACAAAACAAAATAGCAAATATTTTCTCAATAAATAATAATATTCCATATGTTAATAAACATATATCACACCACATAAAGCCATCTTAAGTAACTATAATACAACATATTAGAATATTATGTATATAATATTCGGCAAGCATCACACCCACCCCCCCCGATACGATTGTAAACAATAATCGCAGTCATATCAGCTCGATTTTTTTATTTATTTTTTTTATTTTTCTTCCCATTTTGTCTTTAATTGTTTCCATTGGAAAATATAAATCTACAATAAATTAATTAGGTTAGTTATGTAGTTTCATTCTTCATTCTCTGTATAATTATTTGTTTATATTACATTATATATTCTATTTATTGATAATAAGTTATGCTTTATTTTGTATATTATGTATATATTCTATATTTTTGTATAGTATATAAGTAGTTATAGTGAATTTATATATTTATTCCCTATCCTACGTATTATTCACTTATTTTTTTATAACTAATTATTTATCAGCGCGTTTATATGAACAGTTACTATGACCGTATTCTTCATTTAATCGTCACTAAACTATACACGTTATCTGACGATAGCCTATTTGCCGGTTGTTCTGCCGGTTCAGACTACGCAGAGGCTTCTATGCGTGTAAAGAGTTTAGTTTTTAATGTAATGCCTTCAAGTGATTTTCGTTACGTTCACGGCTGCTATTATCTTTTTACAGGCGAGATATATGAAGCTGTGAACCCTGAGATAATATGTAAGGCAGTGGAGGAATGGCTTATTAAGGTTCATGTTTCTCCTAAAGTATTACATTTTTCCAGCAAGAAATTCCAGTCTGAGGCTCTTTTGTCGATAAGGATAAACAATCCTTTTTGCCCGATGTTTCATATCAAAGCTTACCAAAATGGTGTTGTTGATTTTACGGATGGAAAACTTCGTCCTTTCAGTCCTGAATTTCATGTTCTTTATAAACACCCGTACAAATACGATCCTTCGGCAAAATGTCCCATGTGGCAGAGCTTTCTTCGTACTGTCCTCCCTGAAAAAGACAGTCGTTTAATATTGCAAATGTATTTAGGCCTTTGTACTTATGACAGGGGAAAGATGATTGACAAGGTTGAGAATTGTCTTATGCTGTTTGGGACCGGGAGCAATGGTAAGTCTGTCATATATGAGACTATAACCGGCATATTTGGTAGAGAGAATGTATCTTCTATGGGGCTTCTGTCACTTATCCGGGGAGGGGATGAAAGGCTTAGGAATGTGGCTCGCATAGATGGGAAACTCGTAAATATGTGCCCTGAAATACAGGCCAAGGACATATCAGGATATGAGGATGCTTTTAAGACATTATGTTCCGGAGAGATGGTATACGGAAGAAATATCGGTGGTAATGTTTACGAAGTCCGTAATGTCCCATGGATGATATTTAATATGAATAACCTTCCAAAAGCTTCAGATTCTTCGTATGGGTATTTCAGAAGATTTCTGTATGTGATATTTGAGAATGTAATACCGGAAGAGATGCAGAACAAGCATCTTGCAGATGACCTAAGGCAAGAATACCCGGGAATATTAAATTGGATTATAAGAGGGGGTAAATATTTAAAACAGAGACATTTTGTTTTTCCCAAGAGCGAGAACAGTGAAAAGCAGAAACTGCTTGTTATGGGAGAAAGCAATATAACTTTCTCATGGGCTTTCGCACGCGGTGTAAGACCTTCGGCAAATGCCAAGGGAGAACTTTCCACATGGATAAGGGCATCTGACATGTACGATGACATGGTACGTTATGCAGATGCTAACGGATTTGAAAGCGTGAGTACTCAAGATTTCGGAAGGCAACTTACTAAGTTGGGATTTGGCAAGTTAAACAGAAGAAGAGACTCAAAAGGTATGTTGTACAGAGTATATGGATGTAGCGATACGGAATTAAAGTCCCCTGTTCCTGTTGTTGCCGATATGGAGATGGACTTTAATGAATACAACGGAAACGTGGAATATGATGCAGAAGACTTATAAAACAATAAAAATATGATAACAATACATAATATAGGATTACTTAGCCGATATTCCCCTCCTTGTAGTATAAAATATGGTTACAATATAGGTTCATTAGCTGTAAAATATGGTGTTATGGACATAATAAATCTTCCGGAAAAAGAACAATTGAATATTTTTTTAGAAATTAACTCGAATAATGGAAGTATTATAGTTATGCCTCATGGCGATAGTTTTTTAAGAAGAACATTTATTGAAAAACTGCTTAATGACAACGGATTTATAAAAAACAAGTATTTAAGCATCACTTTATGTACAAACATACAAGAAAAGGAAATCAAATATAGAGTTATTAATCACATAAAAAAATTATAGACATGAAAAACGGAGAAAAATTACAAGTCCGCAACTGGATTGTAGAAAAAATTGAGATGGATGGTACGGATTATATGGAGGTACGCACTATAGGTGGTGAATTTCGGGTAATGTATCGGATGGACCATATTATATACAGTATGTTGGATTCTTTAGAAGAAGAGAACAAAGACTCATTGGCTGTGATATTCGGAAATATAATGGCAGTAGCTACAGTCATAGATGCGGATTTTCATCATGATGTAATTGTTGCCACTCAGTCATTAATAGATCGTATAAATCATAGTTCCATATCAAATGAAATTGAGACTGAGGAAGAAAGTCAGAATATAATTTCAGAGATGAAAGCAGAATATGAAGCAACGAATGGATTAGATGATAGAACCAGCGAATGATATTGTAGGGCGTAAATACGCCCTCATACTACCTGACATACAATCCCCTACTTTTATCTGTTCTAGCCCCATGAATCATGTCCCGAGTTTCCTCCACTGCCTCTCTTATTTTGTCGTTACTGTCTGCTGTCCTTTTTGTATTGTCGGCAATACTCTTCAAATAAGTCAACTGCGATTCCGCTAGTATATTGCTTCTTTCCATCAACCCGGAGTGCTCATCAAGATAGACAGTTATATTATTGAGTACCGTATTGTAGTCGATTGTTCCTCCGTTCTGGTAATAGTTGGAAACAGCATTCTCTATCTTTCCCCTTTGTTCCTGCGGATAGTTGGCGAAACGCTGTTCCAGCAACAGACGGATTGCGGACAAATCGCTTCTCATGGCATTGGCGTAAGATGCAAGGAGGTCGGCTTGGTCCTCGGTTATACCCTTAATACCCGCACTTAACCCACTTCCACCGCTGGAATTTGTACCCCATTGTTTATTTATGGCCTCCGCCTCCTTTACCATTTGATCTATAAGATTGTTCTTTATACTGTCAAGCTCTTTACTTTCATAATCAGACAAAACACCATCGCTCATGTAATTCGCCCATTTCTCATACCATTTACGCATTTCCGGCATATAGTTTTCTACATACATGGCTTTAATGAGTGCTTTGCGCATATATTCTGACATATCATCCGCAATATCTTCTGCTCCCTTCTCCACATCATACAGAGATTCAAGAATATCATCAGAGAAAGAGTCCCATGCGACACCTGTGGCATTTTCCATTTTTTGTTCAGTAACTTCTGCAATATCCTCAATGCTGTCCGCTATTTGTTCGGCATATTTTCTTGTATCCTCATCTAGTTGTGCCCAAAATGAAGGTGCCTGTTCCTGTAATTCAGATAACTGTTCTGCTGTAAGCTCAAACAAGCCGGACATACGTCCTCCCATAAGATTGCGGAACTGGTCTACAGACATGCCTAAAGCTTTTGCTGCTTGTACCCATCCCTCCCAACTCATATCTTTTACCTCATTATATCCAGCGGTATGGGATTTCCAAGAGCCACCGGAACTTAAGTACATTTGCCCTAATTCCCGTGCAGCCTCAGTTTGAGCCTCTATCATATCCACAGCCTGTTTGTACGCTGCACGCGCATTCTCTCCGCTTAACGCCTCCGCAAGCTCCAACTGCTTTTCTATGACTTTATCCATTGTCTGAATATAAGCATCATAAATCTTTTCTGCCTCTTCATATTTTTCCGTGGAGTTGTCACCGCCAAAAAAATTCATTATCTTGGTGGCTATCTGTAAAGCTGCGGACGCAATAGCAAGAATTACAGATGCTTTTTCCACTGTGGCAATTGCTTGAGCAGTAGCTTCCGACACTCCCTTTATATTATCCGCTGACATCGTGCCCAATGAGATAATCGAATTTATCATTGAAAGAGTGGTAGCAGTGATACTTCCGGCGGCTGAAATCACATCCCCGACAGCACCGCCCACTGCATCTCCTATCTCATCAAACTCCTTTTCTACCTTGGAAAGGACTTTATAAAGTTCCTGCCAGTCCTTCACACTGCGTTTGTCCGGTGATGTATCTTCCTTGTCACCGGGTTTGGGTAGCTTCTCCCTCAACACATTTACTTTCGCCCGCTGTACAGCCAGATTGGGGTTATTAGGGTTCAAGAACTCCATCCGCTCAAGTTCCTGTGAAGCCGCTATAAGAAGCTGTTGTAATTTTTTTAACGATAAATTTGCAATGCCATCAGCCCACGCCTGAAAAGACGTTTCACGCTCGGCAAACTCCATGTCTATTGCTGCAAGAGCTTTATTGCGTTGATATTCTAGTTCCTGTAAATCCTCTTTGCCGGCTCCCGCTTTCTCCAACCGTTCCCGGTCTTCCTTAAACTTCCGTTCGGCTTCAAGACGTTTGCTAATATAACCCTGGTACTTGGAAAGAATATCCTTATAGAATTGTGCAGTCTCATTTATCTGCCTTTCCTTGGTGTAATTCCCTATCATGCCGAATATGGAAGTATCAACAGACACAGAGGAAGGGTCAAAACTCTTTTTTTTATAGTTTTTATCCTTTTCGGCTTTCGCATCCTCCTCGGCTTCAAATACTTTTCTCGCAAGTTCTTTTACCTTATTGATATAATCATTCTTCTGCTTTTCCAAAGCCTGCAATTCTTTCTTGTTGTCGAGATTCCGTTGTGCTTGTTCTTTCTCAAATCCGTCTTTCATGGCATTGATACGTGCTTGTGCCGCCTGATTTTCCAAATCAGTTTCCATTTGTATTCGTTCACGGGTTCCTTTCTCACGAAGTTCGATAACTCGGTTCATCTTATCTGAATAACTGTTGATATCTGAGTTGGATGAATCTAATGACTTGTTGTATTCATCCATGAAAGATTTAATAGCTTGCATTCTCTTCAAAGCATCATTTTTATCTCCCGGCTCAAGGCTTTCTTTTGAAATTTCTTCAAGTGATTTATATTCTTTCCGTAATCTACTGAGATAATCTATCGACTTCTCATCAACAGCAGGTTGAAGCCCCACATAAGCAGAAAATTTTTCTTTAGCTATGGTTCTCCATTCCGCTTCTACTTTACTTAATTCTGCAATTTCCGCTTCAATTCGTTTTACTTCTTCTTCCTGTCCAGCATCCCCATACACTTTTTTCTTAGCCTCTAGCAATTGCAAATATCTTTGTTTAAGTCTCGATATAGCTTCTACGGGTATACTCTTTTTCTCTTTTTCATATGCTTCCTCAAGCTCCTTTATTTTAAGCCCGTAAATAGTAGTTGTTCCCATTACACTTTTCAAAGTATTCTCAAACGCCTTTGTCTCATATTCCATCTGTGCATTAATGGAAACAAGTTCTCGAAAGCTATTAACAGCATCTTTTGAGTACACATTAGGATGCAGACTAACACCTATTTCATTAGCCTTGTTCTCTATGTATTTTATAGCCTTATCATATCCTCCTACCAAGCCAGCGGTTATTCCTGATTTTATTTCCGTTTGAATTACAGCCGCCAATGTATTTGCAACTCCATCAGACAGGCCAAATCCCTTTTTCAAAAAAGCAATACTCTCTTTATATGTATTCAACTCTTGTTCTGAATACTTTTCTGATATTTTGGCTAACCCTTGTTGGCGCGCAGTTTCTAGTGCTTTATTTCTCAATGCTACTGTTACTTGATTTATTTTCTCTGTCAAATATTGATAAGCATCAGCTTCATTTTTCAGATTCCCAATATACTCCCCATACCTTGACTGAATTTTATTAATAATATCATTATATTCAGAACTACCCTTTACTGTTTTATTTAACTGTTCGACTAGGCTCTTATAACTGTCTATTTCACTACGTACAGCTTCACTTTCTTTTATTGCTATATCTCGCAATTCATTTTTTAAACGGTTTGCTTCTTTATATGAGTTGTATAAATATGTGCTAAGTGCAACCACACCGGCAATAAGAATGCCTGTCCATCCAGCAGCCCCAAGGCTGGAAAATGCCATTTTTAATTTTTGAAGATTAGTTAATAACCTTATTGCACCTTGGTTAACCTTATTCTGAGCCATATTATTGGCATACGTAGCTATAGTATTTGCGTTTACTGCTCCTGTTAAGGCTATTTCACGAGATATAGCTAATGCTCTTAAAGCATTGGCTGTTATCATGACACCTTTGTATGCACCATAAGCAGCTATAACAGAAAGTAACATATTCAAAAATATTCTCCATTTATCTGTAAAGGCTGTAAGCATATCTAGCCCGCCTCCAAGAATCTCATTATTACTTTCTGCAATAGTGCCCAGCATCATTTCATAGCTGTCTACTAATTTGGCTAATTTACCTGAAAGAGATTCGGTCAGGACCTCCTGCATATTATAGAACTTTCCTCCTTCATTGGTCAGCTCCCAAAGAATATCCTTTACCATGCCGAAAGACACTTCTCGCTTGGATATCTTTTCAAAAACCTCTCCTGCACTTACTACACGTCCTTCCAATTCTGTGAACTTCTTAGCAAGCTCATCAACTAATGGGATACCTGCCTCTGTGAACTGCCTTAATTCCTGACCACGCAAGAACGCTGCACTTCTCACCTGCCCATAAGCCAAAATAATACGCCCCATATCTACTCCCAAACCCGCAGAAATGTCAGCGAGACGTTTAGTCGTTTCATACATTTCTTCGTATGGGATACCAAATGCCGCAATCTGTTTGGTGAATCCCATTAATTCACGGAAATTGAATGGAGATTCAACGGCCAGTCCCTTTATCTGCCCGAATATCTTATCCGCTTTTGCAGCATCTCCAAGCATAGCGTTAAGTGCAATATGCTGTTTCTGAAATTCGCCACCAATTTCTATCAAAGAACGCACGAAACGTTCTGCCTGATAAACAGAATAAATATTAAGGAGTTGATTCTGTAACTGACCGGCTAGGCGTGATTGATTCCCCATTATACTGTTCCCACGTAGCATAGACGCATTGTGCCTTTCTGTTGCACGTTGCCCTGCCGCTTGTGCATTGGCAAGCCTTTGTTGTGCTAAAGCCGCTGCATTCGCCATACGCTGCTGCACCTCAAGCATACGCTGATGCCTTAAGTCTGCTGCCGTAGTTGCAGCTCCTGTACTACCTACCCCAATAGGCTTTACATTAATGTTCAGCGTTTTACTACGAATCTGTGTCTGCAAATCTTTTATAAACTGGTCAATATTAGATGCGGTAAGTTTTATCTTCATGCCTCTCTGCTCCAATTTCTTTTCCAGTTTCTTAAAATCTTCATCCGTCATATCTTTTATGCGCATGGAGAAGAATAAATTGCCCAAGTCTGCCATAATATTACTTTGTGTTTGTGCTGAAATAAAAAAAGAGCCTGTCAAGAATAGGGATTCCCAATCTTAACAAGCTCTTTGGCTTTATAATAACTATGCAAATATAGTTATATTTTCTACGTTTTTACAGAAAAAGCAATCATTTGCAAGATTTTATAATCAAAATAAATCTTTCAAAGTATTGTATTCTTTGTTTATCCCTGAAAGGATTTCCAAATACCGGTATGTGGCAGCTTGAATCTCTTCCATATATACAGGTACTTCATCATTATCCGCAACACATTCCTGTATGTATTGCAAAAGATATGAGAAATTCATCTGTGCGTTTTGGCAATCGTTTATCAGGCATCCGATAGCACCGTAAAGAGGTGAATTGCTGAACGCATCCCATTTTTTGGCTTTGTCACTATTGGATTCACGTTCTTTCTTCAAAACAGCCAATAAGTCAACATAATCGTTTATGGATTTCTGCAAATCCCTTGAAAGCACTCTGTTCTTTGCTTTAATTTCATTAAGTTCTTCTACACTTATCGTGATTTTCTGATTATGATATAATGATATTTCCATTTCTAGTAAATTTAGTGTGTAAAAGGTCCGCCCACCTCATAAACAAGGTGGGGAAAGACTTGATTAATAAGTAATATTGTTACTACATATTAAGAAGATATTCTCCTAACGCATGAGCTTTTTCTCTTGAAATAAAAGCCACACTATCACGCTTATGTTCTTCAGGATCTGATATACACACTGCTATCATAGCATCTTCGGAAGGTGACACTGTTATATTTACTGTACCATATTCATCTTCCATTGTCGCATATTGAGAAAGAAGTCCCTCTCTTATAGCCATTTCGGTAGGATTTCCATTCTCGTCAATCAATCCATTTTCTAAAGCCAATTTTTGAAGATCCTTCACTGAACATCTCAACTTATCTGCTACTTCATCAAATGTTAAGCTATTATTCATTTTTATTTCCATAATCATGCAGCCATTAAAGATTTAAACTTATTCAAAAAATACACCTGACCTTTGCCTGTGACGTAACAGGTATGTTTTATAAAAATGGGACTTCCACCCGACACTATCGGTTTTTCTTTCACAAAGAACAATCCCATTTCTGCCGCCCTCTGTGTGGGCATATAGTCATTTACGTATTTATTTTTCGACTTGCTATACCTCTGCTTTCTGATAAGGTACTTGTTCTCTACCATCCATTCATAAAGCCTTATTTCTCCAATCTTATATCCGTTTTGGGTGATAAGTTTCGCAAGATCTCCTATGAGAATATTGGTAGACGAACTTGTAACGCATTCCGTAAATACTACGGCTGGCTTTGTTTCCTCTATGATAGACTGTTTCTCCTGTTCCTTCTTCTGCACTTCCAATTCTAAACGTTGCTTTTCCTCTTCAGATGATACTAGGGCTTTCAGGGCTTCGAGATAGGTTTGAGGAGTTTGAGGTTGTACGGAGTAGCTGCCGGTGTTTACTACCGATGGGACGATTTCGTCAAAAATCCAATTTTCAAATTCATCCGCTCTTGGCATTTGGCTTTTAGCTGTCAAACGGTAAATATTACCTTCGCTAATGAATTTCATTTGTTGGATTCTTCCCATTGAATCTATGACGTCGTGATTCACGACGCCATGTGATTTACAATGTCTTACTATCGCATCACGAGGATTAGAGTACCCTAAAGATGTCGCAATATCTGTGGCGCAAAACCAACTTTTACCATTTTCAACATACATACGAACTTTACCAAATAGTGGATGTTCGTAAACCATAACTTTGCTCGTTTCGTGAGCTGACGTACTTAATACAGCAACGCTATTGCTGTTTGAGTAATTTTCATTCAAGTGTCGCATAATAATGAAAATTAAAAGTTAATAAATAAAGAAAGCAGAGAGTTTCTCCAAGTTGCGACACTTTCATATTGGCTTGTGGGCGAATATGCACGGAGAAACCTCTGCTTATATTTTAGGCAGCAGCTATCAATAGGACATAAAAAATCCACAAACCAAGTATTTATATAAAAGTGTCGCACTGCAAATGTACAACAATTATATAAATCACCAAACAAATAAGTTATATTTTTCATTGATAATATGTATTAGTTTATAGATAGGCTTCAAACACTTTCACATTATAGATATTGACTTGCCCGTAGTTGGCATCAAACACCTTCTTAATATCATATCCCAACTCATAGGACAAAGCCTTAAGTTTTCTCCAGTTAATCTTGCGCCAATCCATATTGTGTTCCTGCGCCCAACGCTTGATTGAATACCACTCCATTGATTCATCAAGCTGTATTGTCTTCTCGATAACCATCTGCTTGTTTTGCTCGTTTTCTAAACGAAGATTCTCTTTTTCCTCCCTCTCCTTCTTTAACTGAGTAGCAAGAGAGATAATCAAATCTGGATTGTTTACCATATCCTCCAATGTTTGAGGTGTCGCAGTCATTCCGACGGTCAATAGTTCCTTGATGCGGTCGTTACACCAAATGGAAAATGCCGGACTTAGCCAACGAGCAAACTCCAATGCCACATCTTCGTGCATCCAAGTGCCACCATTATCTCCATACACAACTCTCACTAAATCAGACGAGAGGATTTTCTTCACCTCGCTTAAAGCCTCAATAAACCGCTTGGTCTGTTCTGTTTTCAAGAAGTCTTTAGGTGACTTCCCGAACGGCTTTGCCATTTCAGTAGCGTTGACCATTACCTCATCTCCTTTGTTAAAAGAGATGTTACTTCCATTGTAGCTGAATACCTTGATTTGACTGTTCATATAGATAATACTTTAAAAAGAGATGGGCACCTATCAGTGAAGCCCAATTTGGCAGTCTGCTTCAAAGATAAATGCCCAATAATATTTTAACTACAAGCTACCCGACTGCCAAGAAGAATGAACCTGTTTGAATTTTCTGAAACAAAGATAAGTCTATTTCCTCTTCATCGCAAATGTTAAAACGCTGACAATCAGACATATAAAATAAAAGCAAGCAAGAAAGAATTGAGAAGTGACAAAAATATGTTGCATAACATATTATTAGCATAGGTTACTTGTGCCAACCTTGCGAAAGCGGAGAAAACAAGTCATATATTCTATATTTTACAATTATATTTAGTCTAATTACCATACAACATAGGATTTTTCATAAAAATAATTACATAATAAACCAATAATTACATACTTTTGCAAACAAATTTAAATTTATGTAATTATGAGGAAAATTTTATTAGTAATTATTGCTTTATTAGGTGGGTATATATCTGTAGATGCCCAAGTTATGAGAACAGAAGAATTAGAAGAATATGCAAAAGAAAAATATGGTGATAAATGGACTGAGGCAGCAGAAAATTTAGGTTCTCAACTTTCCCTTGATAAAAACAGTTCTTTAACTTATACACAAATAGTCGAATGTGGGGAAGCCACAAAAGAGCAACTATATATAATTCTTAATTATTGGTTCACTGCAACATTCAATGATGCAAATTCCGTTATAAAATTAAATGATAAAGACACAGGTGTGATAATAGCCGAAGGATATGTATCGGATATTGCCGGTCATATGGGAGGAATGAACGCTTATGGTATTAGTATTCGTCCAATTATAAAAGTAGATATAAAAGATAAAAAAATACGCATTACTTATACTGTACAATATTATGATGTAATAAAGTCTTCAGGTGGTGGTATTATGGGAGCAATAGGAGGAGCTATACCTACAAATAGAAGCGAAAAATGGGCTCTTGATAGTTGTTATCCTTTTGTGGAAAAAGACCAACACAAGGCAAAAAAGACTTCATCAAAAGCACTTGTTATGACCCATGCTTACTCTAATGTTATAATGGATAAAATTGAAGAAGCTGTAAAAAATGGAATTGTCGGAAATGAAAACGATAATTGGTAAATTGTAATAACATATAAGTTTCAGCCCCGTTCCTCAAGTTCGGGGCTTTTTTGATAAAAAAAAGACACACTATACTAGTGTATGTTTTATAATACACCTCACAATATGGCAAAGACAAACTAAAAAAAACTTCCCTTTCCTTGTATAATTACCAAAAGGTTATTATATTTGCACTGTCATAAGACAGAGTGCACAATGTATGATGACGAAGAAGAGCTAAAGGCTCGGATTGAAGCTGCGGAAAAAGACCTTAGCTTCTTTTCTCTCTACTGGGATGACATTCGGGAGACCGACTGGATTTCAGACGAGGAGCTTGAAGGAAGCGTCAATGACGCGTTAGATGACTTAATTGACGCCAAAAACAAGCTGAAAGAAAGTGGTAGCTCCCCATAGGTGGAGCTACCTTTTCCAAGATAACTAAAAACAAAATTACCATGGACGTAAGATTAGAACTTAAGAAATGGAAAGCTGATTTTGTCTTATTGGAAACCAAAGAACAAAAGGCAGAATATGACAAACGATTTAAAGCCTTCCTCGCATCATTGTCTCCAGCGGAAAGAAAAGAGTTCGCACAGGCGTATAAGGAAGGCGCGAAAGAGGCTATAGATGAAGCTAAAAAAATCTCAAAGATTGTTGACCGTAAACAAAAACTAGACCATATACTTGGATTTGCTTCTATGTCATATATTGCAGAGCATTATTTCGGGAAGTCTCGCCAATGGTTGTATCAACGTATAAATGGCAATATTGTAAACGGTAAGCCTGCCGATTTTACCCCGGATGAATTGAAAACGTTTTCAATCGCCTTATCTGAGCTTGGGGAGCAGCTTAAGCGTGTTTCCATCGCAATATTATAGAATGGAGGATTTTAAGTCAGACAAGAAATGACTTGCAATATAATTAAAGCGGAGAAAAACTCCGCTTTTTATCCTACCTCTGAATCATCATTAATCTCTTCCTGTTTGGGCTTCCTCTTTTTAGCTTTTAAATATAGCTCACATATTTTGCAAGAAATAGGTAAATAGAAGTGCACTGTGTTGTCTTCTTCAATAACTTCCTCTTTCTTCATCTGCTGTAAATCTGCAATCTTCATAAGTACATCCGCTTTTTCTTTACCTCTTAAATCTCCAACAGTTTCAACTAAAGCATCTATCACCTCGTCTTTGGAACGAAAACTCGATGTTTTAGCTTTCTCTTCCTCGTCTGTCCCGATACTTGCAGGAACGGATTTTTTATAACCACGGGCAATGGCACGCTCCTTCTTTTGCATATATTCTAAAAAACGCTTGTCCTCTGTAATCTGCATGATTTGGGTATTGTTGTATTCATCAGAAAAAGCGGCATTATACAAACCTACTGCAATATAAGCGTCATTGGGAGTCCAACCCATAATCATAAGATCGGCAACGGCTCTGTGCTGGGCGGTAATAAAAAGGCGTTTGTTCTCCCCTTTGAATCTTGTGGAATATTTCAACATGGCTTATTCTTTTTTTGTTGTTTGTGATGATGAACTATTACTATTTGATGCGTTTTTAGTCTTTGCCTCTTGCAATTTTATCTGATTCAGTAATTCTCTTTCTCCTTCCTCTTTCTTTTCACGTAATATTCTGTCCCACTCCGCATTGGTAGCATAAAGTGTTTCTATTCTCTCCGATGCAGTCTGACGAGAAATGAAACCATTTACCACGGCAGATGCAAGATCGGCAATCACAGTAGAAGAGTTTACATGAACATAGGGTTCCAGCCACCATTTCATGCTAAGATTAGTGAAATCTATAGTCTTTTTCATCTCCACTCCATAACCATAGGAAAATATTTTCACCATATCATTAAGAAAAGATTGATATTCCAAACAATCATTCATAGCCTTCTCATAAGCAGGAGAATATAAAATCTTCAAAGCTGCCGCAGGCAAATCACCTGATTTCAATTCGGGAGGATCAACAATGAATGACTGTGAGAATATCATCTTATATTGTGTATCAAGTTGTTTCATATAGCTGTCTGATGCGGATTGTGCTTGCAGGTATGAGGCTTTATCTTCAGCTGTCATAGAGAGCGATTTAATTGTACCATTCACATCTTTCAATGCATCCAAGTTATCCCCCTCTCCTTGGAATACAAGAATGGGTTCACCATAAGCCTGATTATTGTGTGCCATTTGGGAAAATGACATTTCATAACCGTCTATTGTATCTTGTGACATAGACCAGCAAGCACCATTATCATCACGTTTATATGCCACAGGAATAAATGGGAATCCGTGTGGCTTTTTAGATATCAATATATATCCGTTAATACCAAATATACCTAACAATCTTTCTTTAAGCGTCTTATTCCCTTCGCTCCCTTGCCTGTATCTATATAAATATGTATCATCCCATACTTCCAACCATTCAGTCAATATATCTCCATTTTCATTATAATCTCTGAAAGCACGTGCAAACAGATTTATTTCCCCTGTAACCGAATCGTAGTGTGGGTATAATGTATCACCATTAAGATAAGACAATGTTTTCCAATAATACTCTCCATCTCTCAGATAACCGACAAAGGCACTGTCTCCGGTAACTTTCACTGATTTGGCTGATTCATAAAAAGCTATCTCCATATCCTTTTTAAGCCATCCTGTACGATAAATGGCAAAATCCTCATTCTCTTTTTCGGTTGTCTTAGTGGAATTAAGCTCAAATTGCACATCATTCCCACACAGATGTACAAGATGTTTAACAGTAATTATCTGTTGAAAGGCAAAAGCATAACGAGGAACTAATTCTTTATATAACCTACGTGTGGTTTTCCCTGTATCATTCCCAGATTCATCCAATACAGGAATATCTTCCTCCCTCCAAATATCTGGATAGATAGTAGGGTCATTGATTGCATGTCCCGTAGGATAAAATTCACGAAGAAAGTCCGCTTGTGTTACGATATCAAAATTAATCACATCAGAAGGCATTTCCGCATTTTCCAAAGAAGAAAATCTACCATGTGATATGTAACCATCCGGGCGTATCCTTCGAAATGGTCGCTTTGATTTAATGTCTCTTGTTCTCATGTTTATCTTGTGTTTATTGTTTTACAAATCTCCTTAAAGGATTGACATATCTCGGCAATCTTCTAGGCTTCGTATGATGTTTCTGTTTAATATCAAATACAAACCTCATCAAAAGAGCCTCGATAAAGTCAGGCGAATGACCGACCAATGCTTTCATTTCCGTTTTCTTTATAAGAGAAAAACCTTTGTCGGCCTCCGTCACATTCTGGCGTATAGCCTTCCTTTCTTTATTTAGCACCAATGTAAGAGGAGTATCCGTGAATGAACGTGTGCTTATTTTCCTCTTTAATAAATCTTCTGAAATAGAAATGTCGCAGTTTATCACAGCCTGTGCGAACATATAAGCCGCCTGTGATTTCATATTAGCATAAATATACTTGTATTCATCCGCTACAGATTCCCTGTTATTAAAAGGCACAGATTTAGGGAAGAAACCTTTAAAAGCCTGTCCCAACCCATTAAGGTCATAAGTAAAGTTCTCTTCACGCACATGCCATTCATTGAGTTTTGTCTTTACAGCGTTAACTGCGCCTTTTGAGTTAAACCGGCATACATACAAGTCTTGAATATGATTGCCTATCCATAACCACATGACCATAGCATCTCCACCATCAAAAGCCACGTCACATGATACCCGGCGTACACCATCTCCGGGACAATAAGCATTCTTATAAAAATTTTCCATGTGCTGTAGCTTTATCATATCATCACCTATTGAGCGGTATTTCCAGTTGCCATCTAAATCCCTTGCACGTTGTTCCTCGCTTTGATTTGCAAGATTGGCTAGATAAGTCGGATCGGAACGAAGAAGCTGGACATTATCTGATAGTTTACCTTCAATAAACGCTACAGACTTGATGAACAATTCTTCAGGAGAGCCGTATTGTTCGTATTCCTTTCGATAGTATTTTTCAATAATGTGTTTACATTGCTTATATACCTCTTCACGTGTATCTCCCCAATATATAGATGAAACATCTTCTCCGTCCATAAAGCAATAACGGATAATGCCATCACGCTCGGGAATTGGATAACCATCCTCTCCTATCCACCAATCGATAAAACGAGCGACCCACGAATCAGGGTCAGGATTACAAGTACCAATAAAACGATTTATCAAACCAAAAGCATTACGGTTACATGTTATCATGTATTTGAATTTCGGATAGTCCATGTGTGTTATTTCGTCTACGCCAATATACGAGTATTGATGTCCTTGGAAACGTGTCTTAAAGTCCTCTACGCTGTCGGCATGATAAGAAAACTCCAAAAACCCTCCACGGTCAAAATTCCAAGTCATATCATTCTTAGATTTGTTGTATTTGCCGTATGGTGTATAAATCTGATATGATGTTTCGATTATATCTGAAAGGTCATTCAATTCATGACGCATCACGATAGACCGAAGATTAGGATTTTTTACATCCTTCAACGCTTCCATAAGTAGTGCATAGGAGTTGTGGGTGACAATAAAGTCCCTTGTAAGAAATAAACTATCGGGATTTGTCACCGCAATGCAACAACATTCTTTTATTCCTATTCTCTCGTATCCTACAATTCTTCTCGCATTAATGCTTATGCCACCGTTATAAGGCTTACATCTATCCTTTTTGCGTTGTACTTTGAATAATCTTTCCGCATCAGGTATTCTTATATAAATATTGTAGGCATCATTACATCGAACATACTCACCCTGTGAATTTCTATACCCGGCTCTCCCCTTGCTTATTGTCGCCAATCCGCCTAAGCTGTTTATAATAAACTTCACATTTTCTGCAAGGTTCTTGCTTACTGTCGTATAAGAAAGGTGACCTCTGCTGTCAATCGTTCCGTCCGTATCCATCATTCCTTGAATAAGTGCCCATCTTTCTTCCAATGTACCATATAAATACATATTTGGAATATGCTTCTCAACAGAACTTCCGACTATCCCAATCTTCTGTATTTCGTCAATAAGTTCTTTGTCGTTTATTCGCATGTGATAACACCCACCTTTGAATTTACAAGAAGAATATTCTACATTATTCTTAAATTCACTGATAACTTCCTCATCTGGATTGAACAGCATAATGCAGCTGTTCTCGTTTATTATATTCTCCGTTATACACCCATCCCCAATAAGAGCACCAATTATATACGGATTGAATTTGGACTTAAATGGCTTGTTCCTTGTAAATCTTACAGGACTACATAATGGAATGGAAAGATGTTTTGGTCGCTTCTTCCCCTTTTGTTTTTCCATATGATCTATAATCATCTTTGTAGTCCATACTCTCCATTCGTCATTAAGCCCCAATCTATACATGGTACGTTTCTTGGAACAATAATTTGATTGCTTTATATTCCAAAGATGGTCTATGCAGCAGTCTGTGTATGAACCGTCAACAAATTTCAGCCTTACGCATTCCTTATAGCCTTGATAGGAATTGTATATAACCCGTTGCATGCCCCCGTCAAGTCCAGTTATAATATCACCTTCTTTTATTTCTTGTATCTTTCTAAAACCAAATGGAGTACATATCGGTTCATCGAATATCAGTGCTTTTCCTCCACCGCGCTGCCCACCATATATGCATATATCAGCATTAGTGGACAATAGCTTTTCTTGTCCCCCTGCTTGTGCGATAATCTTCAACCTGTTTGGGTTCTTCCTGTCCACTTCACGAAGGGAAAGTATATAATTAGAATCAAGCACATCCTGACCGTACTTTGTTTTTAACTTGCAATCTATTATATCCATATTCAATAGAAAAGAGCTGTGCATCCATACAATCAGTATGGGTAACACAGCTCTTTGGCTTGTATTTACAATTGTTTATGCAAATATACACATATACTCCATTAAAATAAAGAAAATATATCCTATTTTTATTTGCAAATCAGATTATAACATTTATCTTTGCAGAAAAGAAAGCCTATGATAAAGATTCATACAGAAATAAATTTTGATGAGACAGAGATCAAGGGGATCATGGCAATCTGCCCTGTATGTGGTCAAAAGATAGGCGAAATACGTTACCTTAAAGGAATTGTTATGCTTCGGGTAAAATGTAGGAGATGCAAACACTATATTGACATCAATGCAACAGGGAACGGAGAATAAAATAATATCGCGGAATAGAGCAGTTGGTAGCTCATTTGGCTCATAACCAAGAGGCCGGTGGTTCGATTCCACCTTCCGCAACGACATAATAGATTAAGATATAAAGCCGATAGAGCTGTATCGAGGTGGAAACCCCACTTTGATATGGCTCTATTTTTTTCAACATAAACACAAAATAAGACACGAACATTATGGACAAAGAGACCCTTTTATCCAAATTTAAGCCAAGTATCGGAGAACCTGATGCTAACACGCAGATGTACGGAGACACCGGATTATCTGTAAGGACACTTGACACATATCTTGAAGCGATTCTTCCTGGTATTACGGATGATGCAATTGTGACAGATGATTACGTGAACACACATGTGAAAATCCTAAAATCCATGGGTGGACAAATGCGGCATGAACAAAGCGAATTTGTTAAAAAATACAAGCCACAGACTCAACAATCATCGCAACAACAAGATGGAGCGTTGGACGAATTGAAAAAAAGCGTTGAAGAACTCAGAGCTCAATTGAAAGGAGAAGAACAGAAACGTTCCATGGATCAAACACGTAGTACTATTAAAGGGAAAGCAAAGGAACTGAAAGTGCAGAACATTGCCTTATGGAATGACGCTGTTCAAATGACAGAATTGAAAGAAGGCATGGATGATACTGCATTCATGAATGCTGTTAAGAATGTTTATGAGGAAAAACTGAAATCGTATTTTGGTAACGGAGCGTCTCCTTACGGAGGGGAAGGCAGTGGCGGTAATGGAGGAACAGCAGATAAAGAAGCTGCCAAAGTGAAACGAGAAGCGTTCAAAGCCCGTATGCAAAGCCAAGGGAAATTACCAAAAAACGAGCAGCAAGACTGAGAGAGTATTAACGCAAACACAAATTAAAACAAAACAAGTATGAACTTACAAAAAGGTACTTTTAATACCATAGCACAAGGAAGTGCAGAGTTCGGAGGCCATTTTCCTGTGTGGAGCAGAGTAAGAGAACTGTATCAGGGAGGCGGCATGATAGATCACGCCAAATACCCGGCAGGTACAGTTATTGGTGCAGGTACACCGGTACAATTTATGGGAGCAGGTAAAACGGTAGTGGTGCTGGCTGGACCGGCGTATGAACAAAAAGCTTATGACGTAGGTGATATCGTAGAGAATGGAGGTAAAATATATAAGAACAAAACAAAAATTGAATCTCCTGAATCTTTCAATGCTTCCAAATGGACCGATATTACAAACACTGTAAACGGATTGATTTTTGAAGATGTTTGCATTCCTGAAGGTTGCACTTTAGCTACTTGTGCCGTAGTGAGAGCAGGAAGAATTTATGCAGACAGAGTAGTAGGAGCAAGTATTCCTACAGCCATGGAGTCTAATCTCCCAATGATTGAATTTGTAAGAGAAGCCTAAAGAAAGGAGGATATAATGTACACAAGAGACAAACAATTCTACGACATTGTAGCAAAAGGACTTGCTTCAATGGGATACGTAAGCGATAAACAAGGTAGTGCGTTGACTAAATACATCAACGATATGTTTGCCGAAAAATACAATGCAGACAGAACGTTCTCACAGATGGGTTTCCCTTTGAATCCTAATATTCCAATCAATCCTACGTATGAGCAGATTGAGGCAACTATCCGCCCATACACTATGGCAACTTATGTGGATATTGACAGTGACGGTGCAACCAAATCAACTGATGGTCTCAGCTTGAAAATGGGTGGTTTACCTACATTTAAGCATGAAGTTGTAATGAGCCGCAAAATCCTCCGAGAGAAGATGATGCTCGCCAATGCTATTGGAGATACTACGCCGGAAATCGAAGATACCATTATGGAATTATTATTTAACGGTATTGACGATTTGATTGGTGGTAATTATAATACTATTGCCCACCAACGTCATCAAATTGTATCCAATAAAGGGAAGCTAGTAATCAATGCCACCAATAACCCATTAGGCATTACCACAGAAATAGATTTTGGTGTTCCTTCTAAGAATATTCAAAAAAGTCATTGGTATTCTAAAGATAGTTCTCATGGAACAGTCACTCAAAAATTTGATACTAATGCCATTGACCCTATAAAAGTAATGCGTGATGTGAAACGTAACAGCGAACAAAAAGATTTTGCTCCTGCCGGACATTGGGAAGTTAGTAAAACTACATGGGGTGATTTGATGATGCTCCCATATTTCCGTAATTTATATGTAACTTATACACGCCCAGATGTTACAGATGATGCTAATAAAAAGGCATTAGGTTCTTTGATTGACGATGAAACCCTTAAAGCATTCATTGAGGCGAGAGTTGGAGCTCCTATTGTAGTAATCGATGCTATATCTGTTGTTGAAAAATTCAACAAGACCGCCAAAAAGATGGAATATGTTAACTTACAGAGTTTTAACGAAGGAGTTATGGTTTATATTCCAAATGGTGCTATTGGTGATGTCCAATGCGGTAAGCCTATCTATATGGAAACGCCGGGAGCGAGAACAGCTTTGTATGACGGTGGACGCACTTTGATTCGTCAACTGTTTGATGACGAGACAATGACCCAAGTAATCAAATCCGAAGTAACAGGGCTAGTAGTTCCAAATAAGGTACGGTGGATGTATTATCTAGAAATTAAAGGGGAATAATGACTAATGCTTCTCAAAATATTACAGAACTCAACACGACCATAGAGTCTTATCTCCGTGGTTGTGTCGGATTCGATGTAAGCGATAATGCTATTAACTCAATTCTGATAGATCGTGAACTTGTCCCCAATCTTGATATAAGGGATATAGATAAACGAACGAAAGAATTATGCAAAGCCGACTTATATATGTGGTGTGCAAGCACCCCAAGTGTAACCGGCAGCATTGAAGATGCAAACGGTGTATGGAAACACAAAGAAGGAGGTACACAAAGTTCCGCTTTCGATAAGCGCAATCTTCGAGCTATGGCTAACGATATCTACAAAAAATATGGAGAGAATGCTATAAAAGGGACGATACGGATGAAAACCTATGGTATGAAGTTATGGCGAAAGTAAGCAACCCACGATTCCCACATACATGCAGAGTATACAAGATATCCGATGAAACATCATGGGATGATGGCGTAGAAACTGTGTTGTACGAAGGCAAATGCAATAAATATGGAAGTAGTAACCTGCGCACATTCAAAACAGACAATGTATTAAAAGGAGATTATGCGGTTGATATACCTGGGCTAGTAAAGGGCGTTTGTACAGGATGTATATTGGATGTGACCGACTATACGGGAACTAACAAAAAGCTGACAGTGACTGATGCCTACCCTACTGAAATGGGAACCACAATTTATTTCAATATGTCTAAAAACTAAATATATGGGGAAGATAGAAGGGTTTGATGAAGGTGTACAAATGTTCAAAGCCATAAAAAATGCTTATTTTATAGACAAAATGGCAAGAATATGCTACCAACTGATAGATGATGCAGAGAGAAAAAGACAATTCGACGGTTTTACCGGGAACACTCAAACCTCTTACTCCTGTGGCTTCTATATTGACGGTAAACTTGCATTCGTAATATCTTCCGGAGATAGGCTAAGGAAACCAATAAGGTTAAAAATACAGAAGGGTAAAACCATCTATTTGACACGCCCTTATGAAGGAAAGGCAAGGAGTGTAAGTGGAGCAGTTGATGTAGATAATTTATATGGTCAGCAAACCTCATTAAATTTTCTACAAAGTTATAAGGGAAGCCCTAAAAAAGGATATGCCATAGTAATGACCACCGGAACAGAATATTCAGTTTATTTGGAAAACACACGCAAACTTAATGTTCTAACCGAAACATACCAAGGGCTTAAAAGTATATTGTTAGACAATCTAAAACCGATATCCTGATGGCGCATATAACCAAGCACTATATCAGTGAAATATTGAAAGACATGTGTAAAAGGCTTTCAGATGTGGCAGAAAGGGTATTCCCAGAACACAGACCATCCGCTTTATCCAAACAAACGGATAATATGATAGTGGTATCTCTGCCGATAGCTATTGATGATCAGAATGCATGGCAGAAAACTACAATGCGTATAGAGATATTTGTGAGGAACCGTAGCAGCGGAATATCTCCGACTAGGGAGTTAGAACAAATACTTAATGCCGTTCTTGAGAAATTCCCAATTGTTTCTGAGAGATATTCGGTAACGAATCCGAAGATAGTCCTTAAAGGAGATGATGGATTAGGTTTCACCGTATGGAACATACAAGCAAAGTTGTTGGTAAACACAACCGACAGCTATTCATATTAACAAACACAAAGTAAAACAATAAAAACGACAAAATTATGGCAGGACTAACCGTAACAACCAAACTGACCGATTTGAAAACACTTTTCAATGACGTAAAGGAAATTTATTTCAAGAGTTCTGAAATAAAGGTAGCAGATTTAGGCAAAGCATTTACTGTCGATATAGAATTTCCAGTACTTGAAGAAGGAGTAAATTTTAATACCGGAGATGCAGAAGTTACTAAAATCAAACTTACTACAGGAAGTACATGGGTAAGCAAGGCAACGAAAGGAGATGGCGACATCTCATTCCAAGTGGCAAGCATTGCAGGACCTGTAAACTCTTTGTTGATGAACAAGGTAGGAGGAGATATCACAAGTACAGAAGGTCTTCTTGTTGAGGGTGTAACATACTCAGGAGGCGCATACTCTCTTGCTCCCAAAAAAGTTGTAGGTTCTTTATTAATGTTCAGCGAAGACAGACAGACTATTATCGCCTTGCCTAATGTGGAAATGTATTCTAGTCTTGTTGCTGCTGATGGTAACAATCCGGCTTATTTCAATGTTGCCGTCAGTCCTTTAGAGAACAGTGAAGGTGCTGACATTATGATTTTATGGAAAACAATAGGTGGTTAATGAGATTTTTTTTAGAAAACAGAGGTGGAATAATGCATATCCACTTCTGTTCATTAACGAATATATAATCATGACAAAACGAAAGATAATATCAGAGCCTACAGAAGCTGATGAGAGAGAACTTAATGCGGTAAAACGCAATAAGAAGGATATTGTCATTCTTGGAAAATCCAAATGGAAGATAGGTTATATAAGAAACGGAGCCAAAAGCAAGGTGACAGACATCATCTTAAACGAGAAGGACGAGCGAAAAGTGAATGCCAAATGTGTGGCAGCTCTTCTGCTTAACGGCTATTTCTCGATATTTTTTCTTTATTGGTTTCTTTGGAGATGGTTTTTCTATGTGAAGCAATACACCGATGCAGAATATCTGCCATTATTGGAAACATGTAAAAAAAAAGAGGATGTGGAGAGCTACTTCATGTCTATCATATATCTGACAGAGATGAGGGATACCGAGATGATGAAGACGAGGGAGGAAGCAAGGCGTATCCTTCGAGGACAGACTGGGGAGCAGCATGGTTCATCGGAGAAAAACATGGATGCCTCACAGAGCCCTTGAAATTGCTATGGGGACTGTGGAATATTCCAATGTGGGGATATTATTGGGGATATACCGCAGCACAAATAGAACTTATGGCAGTTGATTGCCCAATAACAGTATACAACCATAAGGACAAAAGAAACAAAAAAAACAAGTTTAACAAAGCTGATGCCTACGATGTGGAGCGCAAAGCCAAGGAGTGGCGCGATAAATACGGCAAAGGAACTGACAGAATACAGATAGATCTTAGCGAATACTCTATAAAATGATCTTATATAACAAACAATAGTACGATGAGCAAGCCTTATTCCATATTAATGCAAAAAGTAAAGGAAAGTTCCTCTTTGAAAGACAGTCTTACTGATTTTGGAATGGTATGTATGGGTATATCTTTACCAGACATGGAAATCAAGGACCTCCCTTCAAGGAATTGGTCAGATGAAAACGGAGAAGACACTTATATACCTCCTACCCTTCCTTTAAAACCATACAATATAACTATAAGGATAGCTTATAAAGGGAAACCAAATACAGCATGGGACAAAATGGACTTTCTGTTAGATTATTTGACAGGAAAAGATGGTAGTGGGGTGGAAACAAAGCTGTTTGTTCCACATGACGGAATAGGTCGGACTTGCAGACTTTTTAAAATAGGAAAGCCTACACTTACAAAAGGCAATCTTGATGATATTATGGAATTTGAGCTTACTATGAAAGTTGACAACCCTTTATCAAGAGTAACTCCGGTAAAGGGCATTGGTGAAACAATAACGGGACTTACAGAAAAAGTGTTATGAGTTGGACGATATATAATAAAACAGGACAGATAGCAAAATGTAAAATTCATCAGTTGGAATATAATGGTGAATTTATGGGTGAATGTTCTGTTGTTTGTACTATAAAAAGCGAATCCCCTATAGAGTTTGCAATAGGTGATTATCTTATATATCGTGGGGAACGTTTTGAAATAAACTATGACCCTACTATTTTAAAGAAAGCAAGTAAAAATTCTACAGGAGATGCATTCACTTATGACAATGTAAAATTCAACTCTTTAAGTGACGAACTTGCGAGATGTGATTTCCTTGATTATGTTCCCAATGACAACAATATACATTTTACCTCACTGCCAAAATTCAGCTTTTTTGCATCATCTATATCAAATCTCGCTGAACGCATTCAGGTAAACCTTGATCGTATATATACAGGGAATAAAAAATGGACTGTAATCGTTCATCCTGAATATGTCAACAAGAAAAATATCAACATAAGTGTAGATACAATAAATGTATGGGATGCACTTGCATTAACAAACTCTGAATTTGAAGCTAATTTCATAATAAGAGGAAGAGAGATCACTATAGGCACTGCTGGGATAGCAGTAGACAATATTTTTAAATATGGGAAAGGCAAAGGATTGTATGAGATAGAACGCAATGCCGAAGCTGACCAAAAGATTGTTACTCGTCTAAGAGCATATGGAAGCACACGAAATATGCCTGACAGATATTACAATAAATTATCCGGTTCCTCTGTCGGCAATTATCTGCCAAATAATATGGCAGTAGACAACCTTATGTTACCTGGATTCCCCGAAACAACATTAGACCCTTATATCGACAGCGATAACATAGAAGAACTTGGTATAAGAGAAGGTACTATTTTTTTTGATGGAAGCCAGGAAGGTTTGGAAGAAATATTTCCTTCAATAGAGGGAATGACAGCACAGCAACTCGAAGATGCAGGAATAACTGTTTCAATAGACCCAGGAGATAATGGGAATCTTGACGAAGTGTACTCAGCTGAACAGCTAACCGATGATGGTCAAGCAGATAATAAAGGGGAAATAGAAAAAGGAAATTTTACTGTCACATTGAAGGATATAGGTTTTGATATCAACAACTACCTTTTGGGAGAAACTGCTACCTTGTCAATGAAAGACGGAATGTGTGGAGGACGTGATTTTGAAATAACTAAATGTGAGAAACATGGTAATAAATATATCCTTACATGCACTCGTGTATATGATGATGGAATTAAACTGTTCTTCCCATATAAAAATTATAATATAAAATCAGGTGATAAGTTTGTATTATTAGATATATCAATGCCTGATGTCTATATAAAAGCACATTCCCAACGATTACTTTCATCTGCAAAAAAATGGTTAGCAAAAAATGACTATATTCGTTATTCATACATTCCCAAAGTAGACAATATTTACATGGCAAGGCAACACGATGATGCTGTTGCCAATAATCAGACAAGCATTCATGATACCATAAAAGAAGGTGATTTGATGTTGTTTGAGGATGATGATTTGGGAATAAGTGGGAGTATAATCATTGATTCTCTTTCTATAAAAGAAGGTGATGATATGATTCCAGAATATGAAATTACTCTCAAGGAAGAAAAAATTGTAGGCACATTAGAAAAAATTCAGAACCAGATTGATTCAATAGTAAGCGGTGGTCAAGGTAATGGTGGATATAATTCAGAACAAATTAAGAGCCTGATAAAAGCCTTTGGAAGTAATTTCTTCTTGCGAAAAGATAAAGATGACCGTACCCCGCACAAGTTATCTTCCGACACCGCCTTTGAGGTAGGTCAGTTTGTCAGTGGCATACTCGGCAGTGGTGCACGGATTGACAAGGACGGTTACGGAGAAATGAACGGTCTGACCCTCCGTGAATTCCTTGAAGTTCCCGAGCTTCGCTTTAATCGTATTGATGTTGTCAGCGGAGAGTTGTGGAACTCCATCGCTTTCGGGCTGATAAAGTCCGTTGACACGGAAAAGAGGATTGTCGAGCTGAAATTGGAAGACGGCGAACGTTCCGGCCTGCATGTGAATGATATCTGTAGAGGGATATTCAGCAATTTCGGTAATGGTACTCAGAGCAGCGGAACGGATGAGTGTGGCTTCCAACAACTGTACGGTTTCTCAACCGCATACTTTACGCCTACGGAGATTATAGAAAATAAAGCCGGTGTATTCCGATTTAGATATGCATTGAAGTCCGGAACGACAATGCATCCGTGTGCGTCCATGAAATTTGCCGTTTACGGAAACTTCATAGACAGCTCCAGACAGGCATCGGCATACAGCACACGGACTTACAAGCGATATTTGAACAAGGTAAATACGTGGGTCATAGACCCCGACAAGAATATATATGCCCAATACGGAGACTTGGAAGGTTTGGTTATCGGCGGAATGACGATGCACGGATACGGCTCGTTTCAAAGCAACTCTTACTTTACAGGTGTCCAGATACAGTTTACGCCAGAACAGAAGGATGAACTCAAAGGTGAGGACGCATACGGTGTTAACCTGTCCAATTATGAGGACGTGGTGACTGTTGACGATGAGGGAAACATAATCGGCGGATTAACGGATTTGATGAATGTAGTTTCTGCAGGAAGAAATGTTGTAGCTGCCGGACAGAATGTCGTGACAGAGGAATACAGGCTGAGGACTCATGTACAGGCGTTTAAAGGGTCAAAGGAGTTGTTTTATTCGCCTGTGTTTGCTGACGGAGGATATGTGTTGTCTCTTCGGGCGGTCGGATGTACGGCTATGGTAGCCAGCGGTGTTGTGGTGGTTACATCCATCACCGACATGAATAATTGTTATGTCGATATATCGGTTAATTGTGAGGGAAACGCACTCTTTCAGAAAACATATACGGTGAAGGTTGTCAGAAATGGTAGAAGTCCGATTACCGCCGATATAGACAATGAGATGGCCTCTGTCGCATGCGACCAGAACGGTAAGGTCCTGTTAGGCTTGCCGGTAGAGACAAAAGTCAGTATATGGTACGGCACCCAACCGTTGAAGATAGATAAGATAGACTTATCGGCACCGGCCGGTGTAACCGCTTCGGGTGATGCATCGACAGGTACGGTAAGGGTTACAGGAATAACGGATGCGGCTGAGGATACGCTTCCGATAGGCATTGTTGTACACGCCACCTATGCAGGCGACCAGTACAAGAAGAGTCTGTTGTTTACGGTTAACAAGGTGAAGGCCGGAGAGAATGCCGTCATCTACCAACTCCAGCCGAGTGTAAACTCCGTCAAGGTGGATGAGGAAGGCAATTACACTGACGCGTCGGTATATTGTAAGGTAACGGTAACCGATGGGAAGACAGTCAGCGAGTTGGATGGGCTGCCGTCCGGATTCTCTATGAAGTACAGTTCTGACGGTGGTCCGGAGTCGGATTACAATTACGGTTCTTCCATTAGTTTCGCCGGCAAAAACAAGTCAGTGAAGTTTTTCCTTTATAAGGGCGGTACGCTCGTGGACCGAGAGACCATTCCGGTAGTCATTGACGGAAGAAGTGTCGTAGTGGCAGACCTTGATAATGAGATGGATGGTGTGTCTTGTGACCAGAACGGTAAGGTTGTGGCGGGGCTTCCTGTACAGACAGTCGTACGGATGTATGCAGGCACGAAACGGCTTGCGTTAACTTCCATATCATTAACCACACCTACAGGCGTAACAGCATCTTATGTCTTAAGCTCAGGCTTAGTTAATGTGACAGCCATTGCGGATTCGGCAGCGGATGTGTTGCCTATAGCCATCACAGTAAAAGCCACGTGGGGAGGTACTGTCTATACAAGAAGCCTTACGTTTACTGTGAACAAGGTAAAACAAGGTGATAGTGCTGTTATATACAATCTGCTTCCAAGTGCGACCGTTGTAAAAAAGAGTAATACAGGTGTATATACGCCGGTGTCGGTTAACTGTATTCTCAGGAAGACAGACGGAAAGGCTAACAGTACCAATGTGTCTTCGTTGCCCGGAGGATATACGATGAAGTATTCAGTTGACGGCGGTAGTGAGGCTTCTTACACAATAGGCAGCAATATATCTGTATCGTCCGCTTCCGTAAGCCTGTCGTTTTCTCTTTATTACAACGGTACGCTCGTAGACCGAGAGACCATTCCGGTAGTTGTTGACGGAATCAATGGGAAACCGGGTGAGGACGGAAAGCCCGGTGAAGATGGGAAACCGGGTGAGGACGGAAAGCCCGGTGATAACGCCTACTACTACAGCATATCTCCTGCTCAAATGGCTATCGGGCAGAAGATAACAGGCTCGCTTGACCCATCCTCATTTGTGTGTACATGTTATAAAAACGGAAGTAATTCGCAGGTGACAGAAACCGCACAATGGTATATATACCGGAGTAATGACAACAAGACATGGGTCCAATATGCAAGCAGTTCCTCTTATTCGGCCACATATACGGTGTCTGTGTCATCTTCGTATAAGTTTTATAAGATTGTGGCGAAGCCGTTCAGCAACATTGAGTGTGTGGCTTATGCGCAGATAGTATCGGACGGCGAAGATGGGGACCGCGGACCACAGGGTCCGCAAGGCCCTGCCGGCGACCGCGGACCTTCGGGTTCCATGCCGCGCTACCGCGGCACATACAAATCGTCCGAGACTTATGTTTACAACAGCGAATACCGCGATATCGTGATATATAACGGCAATGCCTATATTGTCAAGCCGTACGGATATTCCGGTTCTGCCACCCCCACCAACACCTCTTATTGGGAACAGTCCAACAAGTTCAGCTTCGTGGCGATGGATACCGCATTGATTGACGGCGCCAACATTGCCGGGTTTATGTTTAAGAACCAGAAGATGCAGTCACAGAGCGGCACGCTGACGCTGGACGGAATCAATGGGTCGATTGACGCGCGCAAGGGTACTATCGGTGGGTTTACCTTGTCCAATAATTCTCTGTCGACAACCGGAAGCAATGCCTCCATTAAATTCGAGATTGACGGATATAACTTTCTCCGACTGAACGATACCTCAAGCAGTGCATTCCTGACCGCCCGCGCTGACGGAAAGACGGCAGCCAGTTTCAGCACTTATGGTACAAACAATTCGTCTGTAGCCCTGAACCTGATATGCAATGCTGCCGGATACGGATACGCGCTGAAATCAAACGGCAACGTGGAAATGACTGCCAGAAGCGGGGAGACGGTAAGGGTAAACGGTCTCAGCCTGGCTTTCAGAAGAATCGGGGCAGGTGACAGTACAACCATTACCTCTGCCGACAATATAGTGCACCTGGCTGTCACATCCGATATTACATTGACGTTAAACAGCAACTGCCCATACGGACATGTCGTCTTCATTATAAAATCCGGAACTTCAAAACTGACCCTGTACAGTTCTGCCGGATTCTATGACCAGGATAACAACAATAAAGGTACCAGATGGACCCTGGCATCCCAGGAAAAGAGCCGGATATTTGTGAGGGGAAATCCGGGATGGCGCGAATTTTATTGTGGAGCTTAAAATAATATGGGTTATGAAAATAAACTTTAGAAAATTTCCAATGTATGCGAGTATTCGCAAGGATATGGTGGTAGAGCAAGATATCGCGGAACAGTACGCTGATTCGATTTATAGGAATGTGCCCGGATTGGCAGCGCATGTACTGGCCGAAAAGATATTTGGTTCCACCGGAGAGACAGTGTTAAACGATTCGGAGATAGATACCATTCTAAACAGTATTGACTTGTTTCCGGGGATATTCGCTGATTCGATGAAGGATTACATCAATAAACATAAATAAATTGGCTATGGCAGAAATGAACAACATAGAGATTAAGGATTTTACCACGGTAACAGGGGTTGGAGCAGGTGATTATATCGTATTGTCCCTGTCTAATGGAACAGGTGGGAAGATGTCGGTATCTCTTTTCAGGGAAAATGTCGCTTCGGGGATAACTCCGTCAATTAAGGATGGTATATGGTATATAGGAGCAACCGATACTGGTGTAGGTGCAGAGGGCAAAACCCCTGAATTCCGTAAGGGGGAGCTTGGCATTGAATATAAGTACACCACTGAGCCTGACACACAATGGAGGTTGCTTATAAACTATGCAGACATAGCGGGTAGTCTATCCAGTGAGGAGATAACAGATATTACATCAATATTATAATTAAGAAGTTATGGCAAAAATACACAAGATTATAAAGGATAAGCAAACTATTTACCCTGCTACAACCACTGATGCGGTGGTACATCCGACTACGCGTAAAAACCTTACGGAAGAGTTAACCGAATTGAATAAGCGAATTCTTGACGAAACAAAACGTGCACAAGCAGCCGAGGAAGCCAATGCAACCGCTATCGAAGCACTGGCAAATGAGTTGGAAGCCTTGGGTGCATGTGGATTCGCAAGAGTAAACGGAAGTGCAGACCCGGATGCACAGGTTACATTTGGGAACACATCGAAACTTCGCTCGTTAGCGTCACATCTGCATCTTGGAGTGTTTAAGAATGGCAAGTTGTTAAAACAATGTGCACCGGGAAGACTTACTCAATCTGTCGATGGCAGGAATATTGCCATAGACGGGACCGATGGAGACGTAATGAACTTCACCGATTGCGATTTGTATTACTTACGCACCACCATGCAATATACGCCACAGGGAGGTACGGAAGGGGAATATAACATTGTGGCATTATCTCTTCTGCCTTTCGGTATCGGAGGGAAGCAGGCAAAGCGAATCAGACCGTTTGCCATCGTCCCCGGTGAATGTGTTACCGCCAAGTTGGAAGGTGATGCAAGAAATTGCGCCCATTATGTCTATAATAAGAACGCAATCGGGACATACAGCGCACCTTTGAACATATTCAAAAAAAACTACAAAACAAGTGGTGGCGGATACCCGACACTAAATGTGTCCGCGGTACAAGTAATCAAGAATGCACAGGCAAAGAATGCAGACGAAGCGACCAATCGTCCATATATGGGCATGTATTATGAGTTCTATGAAATCATTATTTGTCTGATGAGTTTTGAGATAGGCACATGGGCACATACTAGGTTAAACCTGTTTGGCGCAGGTTGTACAACGTTAGACAGCGTTAATGCAACTACATTTGCAGACAGTGCACTTACCGCTAATAGCGGATGGAAGGTGATAATCGGGGATACAGTAAAATACAGCACTCTGCATGGTAATAATATGGTTATTCCGGCATCTTCGACAAATAAATCCAATCTGATTGGTGGCGTTACCGGTAGTTCATGGTGCGGATTTTTAGAAATAATGGAAGCTCAAAGACTATTGGACGGCATATCCAAGGCAGGACTTGTGCCGAAGATAGGGAATATTGGGAATGTGTTCACTTTTGGCACAGACGGAAATGTGTCGTGTACGACCGATGGTTCTGTCAACCTGTCTACGGGCGCAGGCATGGAAGCCTGCAAGCATTACTACGTGGTAAGAAATGTCCCCGGATGTGAGGGAATGGCAGACGGAGTAATGACAGCCGTTGTAAACTCTTACACCAAGATGGAATTTATTGACGGTGTCAAATGGAGTGACAATACGGTGCTGGATGGCGGCATTGGAATCCTGAAACGCTCTGTCCCCATATACAGAGGATGGGTTCTACCGATTGTCGGGCTATTCCGACAGATGGACGGTGCATATTACATTGTCCGAAAGGATTCGGAAGGCAATAATCTGCCTGTGCAATTCCGCTGTGCATCAGATGTGAGCAGAGTCCCCGCACGTACAACCTACTCATACCGTGTCCCTGACAATGAAGAAAGTGACATGGAAAGAGGTTTGGATTTAAAGAAGGAATATCCGGGGGTTAATCTTCCTGTTGTCAATGAATCATGGGTGAAAAAATCGGATTATGATTTTTCTCTTTTTTATGCGGAGACTACCGGTGGAGGGAACCGTAATTACGAGAATGCTTACTTATGGTTATATATTAATAACGATGTCAATGCGAATGAGCGGTGTCTCCATGGCTGTGTTGTGGGTTGCACTGCTTTTAACGGAGGTCATTCGGCTCGTGCCTCGTTTTGCGGCACTCGTGCTGACCATGGCGCTGACCCTTACGCTGGAGCTTTCGCTATCCCTTTTATCGAATTATAACAGAATGATTATGGAAACAGAAAGAAATGAATTTGATGTGCGTATGCCTTTAATAACCTATTCAGGCAAGAAAGCATTGGTATGCGTCAACGAGGAAACGGTTACTTATCCTGCGATGGAAGGTACTGTAGAAAGGACAGCATATATATATGATACATTATGGGTGTACTGTGATACGAATGATGAAGAGTCGGTAAGAAAATCATTGGTCCGGGAATTGGAGAAGCGCATCAAAGAATATGATGTGTCTGACCATGTGAACGAATTTACCCTTGCTGGCAAGAAGATGTGGTTCTCCAAGGAAATGCGTGTAGGTCTGATGAACAGCATCAACATTGAGAAGAGTGCCAAAAAGACTGATACCGTTCTTTGGTTTGAGGGGATTAATTACACCATCCCAATAGATGTGGCACTACAGATGCTTTCTCAATTGGAGTTGTATGCGTTATCATGCTATAATGTCACACAGCAGCATCTATCCGAGGTATCCGGATTAAGTAGGCTCGAAGAGCTGATTAATTATGACTATGCCGTTGGCTATCCGAGCAAGCTTGTGTTTAATCTTGATTAGGCTAAGATAGGGAAATTCCCTGCATACCTTCTCAGGCGGGCAGGGAATCAAGCTTAGCTTTTACGTCCGGTTAACAAGGTTTTGCAAATATAACATTAAAAATTAATCCGACAAATGATTAGTGCAATAGTTAGAGATGGCATCGATAAGAGCGTAGCCGGAGGATTGGCAGGAATAGCTGCCGCATTCGTCCAGGAGAGTATAGAACACATGATTCCGTGGCTGATAGTGTCTGCTGCCGTGATTATATGTGATTTAGCCTGCGGGCTGAGAAAGAGTATCATAATGGGCGAGCAGGTCCGGTTCAGTCGGGCGGTAAGGCGAACCATGGGCAAGATGGTTACATACTTCAGTTTTGTTTTCATGGTAGTTATGATAAACAAGGCATCGGGTAGCCGTTACGACATTGATATGTATTCCTGCCTGATGGTATGTTTTCTTGAAATGTGCTCGATTATCAGCAACATACTTAAACCGAAGGGAATCGAGCTGAATATTGTCGAAGCGTTCAGGCTGATTTTCGGCAAGACATTAAAAGTCGACAAAGAAGATATTAAAGAAGTAATTAAGGAGGAAAAGAAATGAAGTTTTTTACGATTGCGGAGCTGTGCAAGTCCACGACTGCCGACCGCTTGGGTATCAACAACAGATGCAGACAGGAGCATGTAACGGCTCTTACTGCCTTGGTGGATAACGTGCTGGACCCATTACGCACATGGTGGGGAAAGCCTATAACAGTAAACAGCGGTTATCGCTGCCCGGAGCTGAATGAAGCCGTCAAGGGAAGCAAGTCTTCTCAGCACATGAAGGGTGAAGCAGCCGATATCGATACGGGAGACAGACAGCAGAATAAGCTGTTGTTTGAGTATATCCGCAAGAACCTGCCTTATGACCAGTTGATTGATGAGAGCAACTTCGCATGGGTACATGTAAGCTTTAGGGCAGATGGTAAGAATCGGAAACAGGTATTAAGTTTATAAAATCTACAATTATGGCATTAAAGGATATAACCGGCAATTTTGCAGCATTCGGCTCCAATCAGGAGTATAAGTTTCAGCCTGCTGCGTCTACATTTGGTTTGCAATTGGTATTCGATACACATCCGTCCAAGGTGGTATTGTATCAGAGTTTGGACGGTGAGAGTTGGGTGGCGTTTGCAGTCGATTACGGTGTCGGGTCGGTTTGGCAGAAGAACATCGAAGGTGTTATTGGTGAGCAGCATATCAAGATTCAGTGCAATGTTAAGCCTGTCAAGGCATTAATTTTGGAGTGATTATGAAGGTTAACACAATATCTTTAAATTCGGTGCGGTTGAATACAATCGCACTGAATCACATTGGCGAAATCCGTTCGGGTGGCGGTGGTTCCAAGCCTTCCCCTATCCCTCAATGGATAAGGGAACATATCGTTTTCTACTATGACGTAAAGAAGCAAGGTGCGACCAACGAAACATTGAAGGAGTCTGCTTACTTGCAGGACTTGTCGGGTAAAGGAAGAAGGATGAAATTAAATAACTTCTTGTTTGCCGAAATGAGTGGTGTTGGAGGATACAACGACAACTTTAGTAATTGGAAAACCGATTCAAACAATGGAGTCGTAAAAATAGAATCAGACTCATCAATTGTAATGCAATCCGTAAAAATAGAATATAGAGGAATATTATATCAAGATAGTAGTAAAAATGCAACTTTAAAATGTAATATTACAGGGATAACAGAAGAGCTTAAAGGTAAGTTAATCTTTAGATACACAGATGCAGAAGGTGGCAAAAATATTACATTGGAAAATGGATACTTTGAGTTCAACTCAAGTGAATACGAAGGATTATCCGGGTGGTATGGGTTTACTTCCAAGCAGCCTATAGACAACTGCAACATCACCATTACTCAGATACCCGAATATCCCGGTGCATTAGTGACAGATGGTGTAGATGATTACGGATTGGTAGAGAATCTGAGTAGTGGAGTGAAGATGCTGTTTATGACGGTTAATCCGATAGAGGACTCTAACTCTTCTAAAATGTACTACTCGCAAAGGAAGGATCCGATAAAATTCAGTCCATTCTATATCTTTACAGTCGGCGGTAGTATTGCTTATCCAGGAAATCAGGATGGTGTAACTTATATTAACGGAGTATTAAACAAGTCTATTAAGGTTAATGAATTGTTTGGAGTGAAACATATAATTACGACTGTAAACGCTAACGTTAAGCCTGAGACAAGTAAAGCTCCTTCTTTCTTTTGGGAAGAAGGGAACACTAAGAATTATTGCTCCAAATTAGCTTTCTACAACTCCATAGCCTTTGACTCCATACCAACAGAGGCAGACGGATTCACAGAGCAAGAATTAATTGATTATGTAATAACTAATATAATTGGACAATGAGATATACAATCGTTACAGTGGAATGGCTGACCCAACATGGACTGTTGGCACTGCCGACAATGCGAAGCAACGCAGACGGCACGAAAGTAGTGCTGCATGAAGAATTCGTTAACCTCTTCCCAAAGGACTCCTTCCCCACCTACAGAATGGATGACCCCGAATTCGTACAAATCATGGAATCGGAAGAATGGAATCACGAACCGCAACCTTATAGTGCTGATTACATATTGGCTGCCTCCGCACAAAACATGGTGGAATCCGCTAAAAAACAGATACAGACATTGAGCCTGACAGACAGCGAATCTTTAAAGGTTAAATCGCTGTATCCCGATTGGACGGAATTCATAGACGAATCCTTGTCTAAAGGAATGAAGGTTAATTACAAGGAACACCTGTATAAGGTCCGGCAAGATATCCCTATGGTTTTGGAGAGCCAATATCCCGGCATGGCTACGGCAGCACTCTACGAAGTGGTTGTAGAGACCGCATCAGGCACCAAGGATGACCCGATACCCTATACACCTCCTATGGAGATATTCAAGGACAAGTACTATACTCAGAATGATGTATTGTATATCTGCACAAGGGACAGCGGTCAGGCATTGACCCATGACTTAAGCAGCTTGGTGGGGTTGTATGTTAATGTTGCAAGCTTATGAAAACCATAATTTATTGTGTCATATTGCTGACGTTGGCAATATGTTCATCATGCCGTAGTGTAAAGTATGTGCCTGTTGAAACTGTACGTGTAGACAGTTTGTATCTCACCATCCACGAGAGAGATTCAATCCACATTAAGGATTCTATCTACATTCGTGAGAAGGGTGACACGGTATTCGTTGAGCGATGGCGCACGCAGTACAGGGATAGAGGAAGAACAGATACCTTATATGTTGACCGTGTGCGTGAAGTTCAAGTTCCTTACCCGGTAGAAAAAGAGCTAACATGGTGGCAGGAAGTCAAGATTAATTTTGGTGATTTTTCTTTAGGTATTATCTTTGTATTGCTGTTTATTATTATTTGGATGATAAAGAAGAAAGGAGGTTCAAAATGAAATAGAACACTATACCGAGGATTATCCTCACAACGCTACGAGTAGAAGCGTAGCAATTACTCAAAAATAACAAAAGCAGTTCTTTCGGGGGCTAAGAATTAAAAAAAAGCCCCCAACATACATCATATTAATATTGCCACATAAAAACATGATAAAGCATAAGATACCTGATGTTGGGGGCTAATATCTTCAACATAAATATCTTATGCTTTGTTCATCAAAATCTCATGTTTTATGTGGCGAGGCAAAGATAAGCATAAAAATTAGAAAAAACTATGTGCAAATCAGAAATCTTTGCCAAGATAATTAATATTGTTTCAAAAGAAACCGAAGTGCCTGTAGACCAAATATTATCCTCTGATAAAAACATGGAAACAGTGGATGCCCGGTATCTTCTTGTGTCTCTCCTGTCTGAAAGCGGCATGTACCCTTCACAAATAGCCGTTCATATCCACAAAACCAAACGTGCTGTTAACTACATGATATCAAATTTCTATGAGAGGATGGAAAGTGGGAAAATGTTGAGAATATATTGGGATAATATAAAGAAATCATTGGGAAACAACTGATTTTACATAAGTTACAACATATGTACTTTTGCATACGGTCAATTTTGACCGGGATACAAAATACAAATACTTATGGAACGAACTTATGTTTTTGGAGATCCGTCAGGTAATGGAGGTGCTGCTAATAATCTGCTTGCCTCCATCCTTCCGTCCTTGCAAAACCGTGGCATTGACACAGGCTATCTGATGGGCTTACTTGGCAACGGTAACGGCAATGGTGGTTTCTTTGGTAACAATGGCGGTTTTCAGGACATCATCGCATTGATTGTGATTGCAGCCATCTTCGGTAACGGAAACTTTGGATTCGGTGGCAACAACAATAAGGGTGCCGATGAAGGAAGAGAAATGATCATGCAGACACTTAACCGAAACGGTGTAGACATTGCATCATTAGCCCAAGCAGTGAACACCTCTTCAGACCAAATCCTTGCCGGTATTAACTCTGTATCACAGGCAATCTGCGGTCTCGGTAGTCAAATGGGTCAGAACACCAACAGTATCCTGACTGCGATTATGCAAGGTAACAACGCTCTGACATCTCAGATTTGTAGCTGTTGCTGCGATATGAAACAGCTTGTAACCACACAAGGATACGAGAGCCAGCTTGCAATGTGCAACCAAACTAACGCATTAATCAACACTGCTAACCAAAACACATTGTCATTGCGTGACGGTGCTACTGCAAATACGAATGCTATCCTTGCCAAACTTGATGCAATTCAAAATCAGGCATTACAGGACAAGATTGCATCTCTTACTGCGGAAAAGGCTACTTTAACAGCCGAAATATCCCAGCGTAATCAGAACGCCACTATCCTGAGTGCAGTAGGACAACAGATTGCTCCTTTGGCAGCCGGATTGCAGGCATTACAAGGAGACGTAGATAAAATCAAATGCAAGCTCCCCAATACTGTGAGTGTTCAATACCCCAATTTAACCGCTATTAATACAGATTGTTTCCGCGCAGCCGCCTACGGTGCATATATGGGTGACGCTGTATACGGACGTAGTGGATGTGGTTGCAACAACTACTGGGGTTAATCCGGTAAGAAAGGAGGTAGATATGTGGCCTAACTTTTTTACAGGATTCCCATCCCTATTCCCATCAATCGGAAGAACAAATTTCAACACTCTTCCTACGGTGGCTGTGACCGTCGGCACGGAGAATGTTACTTTGGAACTTCCTAACCACGCATTCCGTAACAGGGATTATGTTGGAGGATTCTATATCAGCCTCCGTCAGGCTATACCTGCCGGCACGACTGCAACTCTTCCGATACTGATAGGGACTAATGGGGACACAAGACCGTTGATGGCTTATAACAATGAGCCTGTAACTGTTGAAAACTTAGCCGGAACAGGCATCTATGAAATTCACTATAACAAGTACACCAACGAATTGTATCTTGTTAATGGTGGATACAGACCGACAACGACTCCGGCTCCTACAGCAGAAACAGCTTCTTTAAGGAGCAAGTAATAATTAACATGGAGTTTTGTGGTGATTTCCAAAATGGAAATAGCCACACTCCTTTAAAATCAAACAATCATGTTTCAGAACTTACGAGTAAACAGTACATTATATCTTCTTCATAGAGGTGCAAATCCAAGTTTGGAGTGTGGGCAGGTCGTTAATGTAAGCCCCATAAAAACCATATATAAGACTGTTCCCAACATGCCTTATCCGCAGCCGGTACAGGTTATTGATTTTGTCGTGAATATAAACGGACAGAATGTCAATTTGCAAGAGATACCGGCTAATGCCAATATTGCCGATGATATTAAGACAGGGATGCTGATTACAGGGTCAAGAGACGAAATGAATACTGAGGTCCTTACCATGAAACAGAAAAGTGAGGATGTCCTAAAAAGTGTGGAATATCATCAGAACTTTCTTAGGGTATGTGACCAAATGCTTGCCATGCTGAACCCTGAATTTGCAGCCAAGCAACAGCAGGAGCAGGAAATATCCGCATTGAAAGGGCAAATGTCCAATATGGATAAGAACATGCAGGAAATGAGCAAAAATATGGCTGACCTCATTGCACAGAATCAGAAGTTAATGGAACAGCTCGGAGTGGTTGAAGCATCTAAAAACAAGAAATGATTATGGGAATGTGGGAAATATTAGAAGAAGGGCGTGACGATTACGGACGCAGCTTCGGTATGAGAGGTGACGAAGTGGAGGAAGCCTACAAGGAAGGCTGCCGCAAAGGTTACGAAAAAGCCATGAGAGAGATGCGCGGAGAGATGGGTTTCCGTGATGGTGGGAGAAGTTATTCAGGTGGTGGAAACTCATCCGGCATGGATGAACGCAGATACCCCGGATACTTTCCTGAATATCCGCGTATGGATGAAATGGGAGAACGCTATCAATATGACGATTTAGACGAATCCCAACCTCGTATAAGTGAACGTAGAGGTCGGAGTGCTTACACGGGTCGTTACGTTCGCAGATGATAAACAGTTCCTGGGAGTGTTATCTCATAGATTCGCTCCCTTTTACATTTAAAATTCAGAAATATGAGCACACCATTAGACATATATAGTGAACTTCCTAAAGATATGAGAGTATACCTACGTAATTATGGAAATCACTTTTCAAGGAAAGCCTGTCATTTTGCGATAAGCAAGATGAAGAAGTTGAACACCACAACCGGCAAAAAAGAGCCGATAGAATACCAGTCTAAAGAAGAAATTGAAGAGATATTTAACAAGTATGGAATAAAGTTGGAGCATAACGAATGTTATGACTTCGTATATTTGTGGCACATGGCGAAGGCCGACTATTACAAATCAAGCCTTCCTGATGATAAAGCGGTGGCCATGTTTGTACGTGACACAATCGAAGACCCAGATATGCTTGGCTCAAATGCCTTTCGTCGGTGGTTGGCAGATGTCGACGCTAAAGGTTTGGTGATTGAGTGGTACGACCTACTCTAAACTTCATATTTCAAGAGGGCATTATATACCCTTTCGGTTATCTTTCCCTCTTTGAAATACTTTTCAGCGAGTTCTTTGAAATATTTTTTCTTGGCAAATTTGTAGGCAAGCTGAGCTTCTTCTAAGGAGTTATAATAACCAACCAAGGTTTGTTTTGCATGTGCAGACAACACAACATGATAACGCCCTTTAGAACACTCACTTATCCCTATCGGTTTGTCAGTTTGGAATTTCTTTATGGCATTATTGATGATGCGAGGCAGGAAACAACAAGTTTGAGGTGAATAAATTTTGTTTTCAGGCGAAGACAATAAGTCTTTATCAATAGCAAATCCCTCAATATAATTTTCATCAAACCATCGTTTGAAATTAGAAAACGTGCGCCATTCTTCACAAATGCTGACATTTTCGTATGCTTTGCGACTATATGTTGGAGAGGTGCGCTCTAATATTGACTTCCATTTGCGATAGCATTTAGACGTAGAAATATAGTCAATATCATTGACACCCAATCCATCCACTTTATTTTTTGTTTTTAAATATCCACATTGAGGACATTCCACACCCCGTAAGTGGTTGCTTGGGTATTGCCAAAAACCTCCGTGTTCGGGACAAATTATATATAATTTAGTTTTAGCGTCTTGATAAACAGTTTTAGAGTAATCATACTTTCCGTGATGGACTTGTGTGGCTCTTTTAATAAAAGATTCAGTGGTGGATAATCGTTGTTTTGCCCGTCTGGAAACTCCACACTTAGGACATCCATGCCCTTGCAGATGATTTCCAGCTATGATAGAAATCTCACCATGTTCTGGACAAATGAATGAAATCTTCTTTTTTCGTCCGGCGTAGACAGTTTTGGAATAATTATATTTGTCACCATGCACTTCTTGGGCTTTGGAAACAAACTGCTCGGTTGTAAGTTTACTTTTACGATTCATATTTGCTAAGAATTAAGTTGTGCTAAGAAAAGAAAGAAACGGAAAGCGTCTTAGCTTCGCCTTGTCGGGGAGTAGCTACTCTGCCCCTATCCGTTCCTAAATACAAATATACTAATTTATAATGAGGCAACAATGATTATACAGGATTTTTACATACCAGATTACAACTGGAACGTACGTGTATATTACGCGATAAACTGTTATTATACTGAACGTATCATTATGGACCTGTACCGTATAGGATGCAGGGGGGGATTCCCTCAAGCGTGCGTATCGCAATCTGGCCGAAGGCAGAATGAATACCGGCCTTACCTATTCTGACTACAGGAGAAGAGAGACAGTAATGGTTATCTCACTAACCTCCACTCCCGAAGAGTTTCAAAATTCATGGGACCACGAAAAAGGTCATTTATGCCGGCACATCTCCAAGGCTTTCGGAATTGACCCTTATGGAGAGGAAGCACAATATCTCAGCGGATATGTCGGTCAGAAGATGTTTCCTGTTGCCAAGAAATTCTTATGTGAACATTGCAGAAAAGGATCGGAAAAATAATAATCGAACAGAAGCGTTCTTTGACTTTTGGGAACTACTGCTAAAAATAATAAGGGATATGATTTGCAAATATGTAGACTTATCACTTAATTTGCATCATGAAGAAGGTGATTCATATACCAAACGTGGATAGAGATGAAAGAATAGGAAGTGCATTTAATCATCTGTTTCAAGTCATACAACAGACTGACAATTGTTGCATGAATGATTTATGCTGGGATTTAAGTAACACTTCTTTTTTTCATCCGTTTTTTCTCGCTCCGCTTGTTATATATAAGCAAAGGTGTGAGAAGAATGTGATATGCATAAACAGACCGATACGTATCACTGGCTATTTGGACTTGGTTTATTTTGAGAACCCATTACTTGTGGATGCCGGATCCAACATGAAAGAGGTTTTGGAGCCATATATCTCTAAAACATATTTGCCAGTATGTCAGTTTGATTTGCACAAAAGTAATATTGACGATTTACAAAGCATTCTTCAAAGAATTATAAAGACACAAAGTGGAGCTGATTATCGTATCGTTACTCCTCTTTCATATCTTTTAGGAGAATTGATTGATAACATGAACGAACATTCTCAAGGCAAGCATGGTTATATCTTTTCCCAGTATTTAAAGAAAGAGGATTGTATAGATTTGGTCTTGGCTGACGATGGAATAACCGTGCTGGGAAGTTATGTAAAGGCCCAAAAATTTTTGGATGAGATTAATGGGAATGATGCCGAAGCGTTAAGGTTGGCAAATGAGGGGAAGTCTACAAAGAACTTGCCTAATGCAGAAAATAGAGGATACGGTATATCTTCATCCAAAGAAATGCTTTCTGATGGGCTTCATGGCTCATTTTTCATGTTGTCCGGAGGTGCGTTTCATAGGCATGACAGCTCCGGTTCTGTATTTGTTAAGCTTCCCAATTCTATATATTGGGATGGAACAATAATTCTAATGAGAATTCCGGTTAAGGTCCCATTGGACTTTGACTATAATAAATACACTCGATAAAAATAAATATATGAATACGATGTTAAAAATTGCGGATTTGATTAGTACGGATATCCGTTCAAGAGCTAATGCGGATATTATAAGATCTGCCATTGATGGCATTAAAGAGGACGTTATATTAGATTTCTCTGGAGTGATATTTGTGTCTCGTTCCTTCACGGATGAGTTATATAATGTGATGGAAGAAAATAAGAATGTTTCTTTGGTAAACATGTCTAATTTTGTAAAATCCATGTTGGAGGCTGTAACAAACGGTCGTAATTCAAAAAGAGTTTTCAGACAAAGTGAATCTGAAATAAAAGAGTTCGAAGACATGAGTAGTTTGTCCTCTTTCTTGGCAACAATTTAAGTCTACGTCCTTGCCACAAGTTTACCCTTCAATGATTGTAGGTATACCTAATGCAAGGATATTTATTCTTTATAGAGATTTCAAAGCGGTAATTCCCAACGGTTTTACCGCTTTTTTTTATGCTAACATAATATGAAAGAAGATAAGTTGAACATATTGCTTGAGCAATCGGATGATATTCCTCATTGGGTATTCTGCCAACTGCTAGCCATGATACAATGGAACGTTTAGAGAGGTGGATTTGTAAAATGATTCCCTTTGTCGTTTTGATGAAGGTGGCTTTGTTGTGCGGCTAATTGAAGTTTATGGGATATTTGGGATGAACTACCTATCATTTGATTATCCATAGCTTGTTAGTGTGAAGAAAAGGGGACCACCCGATTAAGAATGATCCCTCCCCCAAAAAAAATGGTTACTTTATAAGGACTCGCATTTGAAAACCCCTAAATCTTCAGTTTAGCGGTAGTTCACAAAGTGAATGCTGCTACTGCCCGCACCCTGTAACTGTAGCACTTGTCGCCGTTGCTCGTCTGCCCACTGAAGAAGTGTACGTACCAACTGAGGCTGAGACTGTATTCTGTACTGGACCAATACCATGTGGAGGATAACGGTTCTTTGCCTATGTACCTCAGCACATCGTTTATATTATCTTGATAATGAGCCATTAAATTAAGCTGTCCTAACGATGGGATATATTCGTCATCTTTCAGCAGATTAGACAGTTTAGGATTTCGCTCAATCAGTTGAGCAGTGTTACGCTGTCCATTCATATCAAATAGTGCATCACATTCACGCCCATAATAGATTTGATTTCCAAATTCCTCTCGGCTGTCATTGTCAAGCAACTGAACATCCTTATGCTCCGTCAACGAGATGGCAAACGATACGTCTTTGTGCTTTAATCCGATGTATCGTACACAATCTTTGAAGTTATCGCCGGTAAACGGTTCTGCATGTCCGTCTTCGTAGATTAGATACAAGCCGTTGGTCCAGTCTGCCCTGTCTTCTTTAGTCGGCATCATAACCGATTGGCGTAAATTTTCAATGTTAACCTTCATCGTCTTATTGTTTTTAAATTATTGCTCAATACTTTTTCCCATTTTTGTTTTCTCTCAATTCATTGTATCTCATCTTCTGATTGATGTGCCATGTGAGGTCTATGTCCAAATGGTTGGCAAGCCCGAAAATAGCCAATAGCATGCTATTTAATTGCTTTTCTAATGGATAGTCATATTCATACGCATATCTGATGGGAATTGTGGATATAGCATATATACTTTCTGCAAAGGTCTCATCCTCGCAACTTTCCTCTGCCTCGTATAACATTTCTTCCGTAAAATCCTCGATGTCTATCTTACGCAATCCGCACAAATCAAGCAGGCGTATAGCTGCATCGGCAAGTTCATCGGGAAGTGTATCTTCTACATTCTTTTCAAAGGAACACTTAAATCGCTTTTCTTCTTCCACTAATGCAGGATAGCAATTATAGTCCATTTCAAAACGTGATTTACATTTCTTTCCTAATCTTCCCTTTCTATCTGCTTCTACAGCTTCCATAAGCTCGGATGTAACTAAACAAAGGTGGTGTTTATTACTCAATTCCTCATCGTGAAAACCGTGTTTACAAGCGGTTTTATAAGCGCGATCGCGCAATTCGTTTAAATTAATATTGTTCATTTCCTTATTCCTAATTTGATTTCTTCGTCCTTGATTATTCTCCAATCTTATCGGCTTCCTCATACCGTTCCTTATTTATTCACATCTTTGCAGTTCCAAGAGCTGGGTGATGTAAACAATGTCGTTACGATATGACACATGACGGACGCATTTTTCTATCTCATCAAACCTATTCTCCATGCGTCTGTGACACTTGCTCACCAAAATTAAGGTAAAAATGCCAAAGTACAAAAATTTAATGGGGCAAGTACGGATTTAAATATTAATTCTGCTGTTTCCATACTTATTTAATCATAATCAATAGCTTTGCAGTCCAATAGAATATCACGCAATATAACACATATCCGAGTAATCTTTCGCAAGTTTGCGAAGGTTCTAATCCTATAATAAAGTCCCACATATTATACTCATATACACAAATTAGATATGATATGATGACAGATGCCAATACATATGTGAATTTTCTCATAATCATATAAGTTTTAATGCTTCCTGTAATCCTGCCTCAAGTGCTTCTTCGTAGCTTTTATAATGCACCAAAGGTCTGTTTGGCAATTCTATTATATCATGTTCCGGAATTGTCAGTATTCCATATACCCAATAGTCTCCACGCATATAGAATATTTCAATATGCAGGTTCTTGGTTTCACGCAGCCACTTTTGGGCGATAGATTTAGTGGGTGTAGTATATCCACAACCTATTTCGTTAAAGAAAGAATTTGTAGAATGCAATCCCATTATATGTAAATCTTCGTCTGCATAAGCAAATTCGCAAAACTCATTAAATCCTTTCTCTTTCAGCAGCTTCGCGGTCTCTAATGTTACAAGTTCTTCGGTCATAACTATTTCTTGTTTAATTCATCCAACACTTTCTTTACTAATTCATAGCGTGGTAATTGCCAATCCTTCGCAATATCATCTATTTTATCATCATAATGATTGTCGTAAACATACTGATTCAAGTTGTCAACAAACCCATCACTATCAAGTCCTTCGTCACAATCATCAAACATATCAAGTTCATAGGCTAACTTGGAACATTCACAGTGGGATACCCAGTCATAAACATGACCGTCATAAACATTGGTCTGTCTGTTGTATTTTTCTCCAACGTGTATTACTTCACCGCAAAATTCACATCTATGCTCTTTGCGAGCGATAGTAGTTTTATTTCTTAATACTTTTATCATTTTAATTCATTAATTAAAGCATCAGCACAAGCAATTGCAAACCGAGCAATGCTTATAGGTATTGTATGTTCCTCTCCTTTCTTGTAATCTGCTTCCGAACTAGCGTAACCAACTATTGTATTATCACTTAAAATCCCTTGCATTGCGGATTTAGCCAGTTCATAACGTCTTTGTTCCCAGTCGATAGCTGAAAAATCAAGTTCGCATTCCTTGAAAACCATGTTATCACATACATATAAATAATCTCTGCTATGTTGAGAGTTGATGTTTAATTGGGGAGTTACATCTACCAAAACCCCTGTTGATTTTACTCTTGCTTTCATATTTAATATTCTGATTTAATAATAGTACCAAATGAACGATACCTACGCCAAACTATATTTCCACGCTGAATACTAGTAAGCCAATCACAAGCCTTAAACACTTATCCTACATTATATAAAAATGGTCGTTTTTGTATTTTTCTTTTTATTCTTGCTTTCATAATTCCTTCTTTGTTTTAAAGTGTTCAATCAGTTCATTTACGGTAGCCTTACGGAAATTTCCTGAAATAATTGTTGCATTTTGATATTCTATACCCCAAAAGAAGAAGCTACCTTTAGGTTCTATGAAATAATGGTCATTACCAATAGCATCATCAAAAGAAACGCTAAGTGAAGATTCTGCTATAAACCGCTGCATATAGTTACTATCATCCCTCAATGCAGCGATAGCAAGGAAAAGTTCCTCGTTCGTTCCGCAATCAACACTTCCACGTTTTTTCAAAGGATGCCCATTTCTTATCACATGATTCTTTTGGGATAGTAAAAAGTATATTCCATTATGACACATAATAAAATCATACTTGTTATCATCATCTGCATAATATTTAGGCTTACCATGTGAATACCCCAATTCTTCCAGCCCTCTCCGAAGCTCCGGTGTGTTTTTGCGTATAAAACACGGTGTTGTAAATCCCATAATTATTCCTCCTTATCTATCTTAATATCAGTTACTTTACCACGACATACAAAGCACTGGTCCATGTTTGGGTTTTCATAAGCTATATCGCAAATGATTTCTGAACTATCATCGCACTCATTTTGTAATGAGCACTCATCACATATTCCAACGCACAATTCATGCAGCATCCCGTCTATTATTATTCCGTTCTTTATTTCCATAATTATACCCCTTTCCCGTAAACATTTACAAACTCGCTGACATCCATATAGTCTATACCGAAATTCTCGGCTGTTTTCTTGTCACTATCTGAAAACTGCCCTTCAAGTCCGCTTGCATCACCAATCATTAAACAATCTTCTACCTCCAAACTGCAATCTTTCCATGTCTTGTAATTATCAAAAAGTTCTTCAAGCATTCCGGTATTCGGCTTTCTCATAGGGTTGCTTCTGTCATTGCTTCCGCAATACTTAAAACGCGTATCAATGTTGCAATAATCCATTATACTGTAATTCACATACTCACATTTTACATAAATGAATGATTCCGGAAACAGACCCTTTTCTATCCCTCCTTGATTTGTCACAATAAAGATTTCTTTGGGATTCAAATTCTTTATTGCATCTAGAACATCAAACTTAAATTTCATGTCCCATATACCCTTCGGGAACGTCTCACCGCTTGCAGTTTCTATTAACGTCCCGTCCATATCACAAAACAAAACTTTATACTTTTTCATTTTTCTATGTGTTTACTGTTCTTATTCCTTTTTCTGCGTTTCGCAATCTGCTTGTCTATACACCCATCATCTTTTATCCATTAATTGCTTCATTTAACTTTTCCTCAAACTCCGCAATGATACAATCTGCATCACCGCCATGTACCCAATTGTCCAATACAGACGAAAGAACTTCAACTGCCTTTCTAGATGTTTCGTCAACTGCCATATTGATCGCTTGATTCATTTCCTCTAACGTAAATATGCTCATAATTATTCCTCCTTCTCTATTTTTACTTTTCCGCGGTTAACAAAACCATCACAGTTCATCAAAGCACAAAGACAGATGGCATATTCTTCCTTTTCTGACTTACTGCAAATGCGCAACAGTGAGCATTGGTTGCATGGGACATTTTCACTCGTCATCTCATGCAACACTCCATCTATTATTATTCCGTTCTTTACTTCCATAATCAGTCTCCTTCCTCTCTAATCCGTTCAAGTACATCCCTGTTGGATTCTAGTATCTCATCGAAAGACGGTATTGACATCCAATAGATTACATCATCTCTATGATAACTCTCACTTGCAGCGCAGTCATACCAAAAGTGATATTCCATATCTTCGTTGTAATCTTCATCATAATGCGCTATTCTTATTGTTCCATCTTCAAGCGCCACTAATTTTTCGTTTGTATCTTCCGGCAACCGTTCCTTAACGCTTATCCACGGGGATTGCTTGGATTGCCATTCGGCACCTTGTATGAAATTTATCTCTCCAAACCTTGCCAAATCTTTACCAAACAAAGTCCTGTCAACTGTCCTGTGATTAAACAAGATATTTTCCCTTGCTGCTTCTTCTACTGTCTGTTTCATAATTTAATCAATTAGGGGTGATGTGGTTGAATGTTCAATTCGTTCTCTATAAATTTCTGTAACTTATGGGCGCATTCCGAGCATAAGTCGGCCTCTTGGATGAATATATCTTCCCTTCCACCAACAGAGCCACCATCCCATTTATCCACCTTGAAATCCAATCTTGCGCTGCGGAAATACGATGGCTGTATCTCTCTTCCGCATGCATCACATATTATCGTTATTTTTTTCATATCTGTTCAGTTTTGTTCCTTATTGATCAATTACTTTTTTCAATTTATTAAAAGCCTTCTCTTTATCAAATCTAATCCCATCTTTGAACTCCAATATCAACTGCCAAAGCTGGTTCTTGTAAACATCACCTGCTTTATAGTCAGTCTTATAATGGCATCTCTGTGTAATGGTTGTTTCCTTAAATATATTCGTTGCATTAAGATATGTGGCTCCCCATTCTGTGAGTTCTACACTAACGGTATCATTCAAATCTATTTCTATCATAAATATTCCTTTCTTTCTTTTATTACTACATATTGCAATCTCCACACATATCCACAAGAAAATCAAATTCTTCTCGTGAGTATTCAACCCCATTAATTACGATTACCTCGCTGCCATTTTGGTCAAAATAAACTCCATCATTCATTTCTATTTTGGTTTTGAGGGTTACTTAATTTTTAAAAAGTTGCTCATTCGCTCAATGCATCTTTGTTTCTGATTGATATTGGGATGCACATATAAATTGAGTGTGGTAGCGATATTCGAATGTCCAAGAATTACACTCACTGTCTTATAATCGCATTGACTTTCAATGCATCTGGTAGCAAATGTATGCCGGAGTCCATGAAACACAATGTGCGGAATATTCAGACGCTTCAAGAGCCGGGCAAAGAAATCACGGTAAGAACGGGGATCTTCCGGACGTCCTGATGTTCCTACTACAAATCGGGACGGAGATATTTTCTTTACTTCCTTCAAGGCAAAGAGAAGCTGTCTTGAGATAGGTATCTCCCGGTATGAATTTCGTGTTTTGGGAGAAGTGAAAGTCCTTTCCGTAGTTCTTGATTCGCAGTTGTATATCCTTCCTGCTGTATAACTAATGGTGATTACCTTCTGTCTGAAATCCACATCTTCCCATCGCAGGGCACACACCTCTCCAATCCTCATGCCGGTACACAGAGACAGCAGAATGCCTATATTCTTAGGAGTTGGAGATTCGGTGAGATGGCTCATCAGTATCTGTTGATGGTTTAAGGACAAAGTAGGCAAACGGTGAGATTCGGTATCTGTAGGATAGTTTATCTCCCACTCCTCATAAGGGAATAACTTATGTTTCCCACCATACTTGACTATAGATTTCAGCACCGCCACAATATCCCTTACGGTTTTTTTAGCAAGACCAGAGGAAAGCTTGTAGAGAACAAATTTCTGAACGTCGCTTTCCGATATAGCTGTCTCCGTCCCAAAATATGGGAGTAAATGGGTTTGAAGGGTAAGCATATACGCGCACATCGTGGCATGCTTTATGATAGGTTGCTTCGCAGCACTCCAAATCCTGGCGACTTCTTGAAATGTTTTAGTATTCATTTCTGTTCTGATTTACATTAATTCAATTATAACCTTTTTAAAATTAACATATAAAGGCATTTCTGACATGCCCCCATTGTAATCCAACTGTCTTAAAGAGGGGACAACCTCTCCGTTATCATCAATCTCATAATCTGCAATATAGGCTAACTTCTTCGCTTCGGGGACCAATATCCTTTCATTGTCCAAAAGAGAAAACCTTTCATAAGCCGGGACTGTTATACAAACCTTGCTTCCAATAGGGAATCCTTGGTTGGATTCAATGTATTCCTTTTCCAACTTCTTCTTTTCGCCGTTCAATTCTTTTAGCGTTAAATCGATGGCATCTCTTTTGCTCAGAAATTCTTCCTTATTCATCTTTTTTGTGTCATTCTAATTGATTCTAACATACTTACCTGCTATATTACAAGTCCTTAATATCTCCGCATTATCCTCGCCAAAAGCGATTAAGATGGAACCACAACCGGGTGAATCTCCACGTGTTCCGTCTTGACGATAGAATCTGATTCTGTTGCGCAAAAACTTCATCGCCGTTGCTTTTTCAAAAATTGTGTCTTGAAACATCTTTGAATCGCAACGGTTGAAAAGTAAAGCGATACCGTTTCCATGCTCTGCCATTCTGCTGATGAATTTTTCAATAAGAGGTCGGGAATAAGGCGGGTTTAGCCATACACGGCCTTTCCATTCCTGTTTTAACCCATCGACGTTTTTATTATACATCACCTTAGCTGTTTGCCATAGTGGGTTGACCGGGGCACACGGATCTAAATCAAATTCACCCAACGCATCTATAATCTCCTTCGGTGTATACCATTCATCGGTAGCGCATGCTGACCGCTCAAATTGTGTATTCATACCTGATCTGTTTTACTCTAATTGTTTATCGAAAATCTTAATACATTCAAATAAATAGTGCGCAATTATAGGTTGTACTGCATTGCCTATACACTCCGTTCTGTCCACCCTATCGGGAAGTTCATTAGACTTTCCAGCAAATCGGGGTGAGGGTATTGACTGTCTTGTTCTCCATCCCGGATATACTCGTGTATATTGCCCCGATAGGTAGGGCTTCCGAAATATCGATTCTTGGGTGCTCCTTTTGCCGTTGACTTCGCAGGAGTAGGCAATACAATATAATCGCTCCCGACCCTGTTGTATACCAAAGTCGGTGCCTGATAAACATTGCCATTCTGCATCATACCCGATTTCGGAAAGGTCGCATAAGACCCGTTCAAATCCCCGAATAAGGAGCATTGGACTGTTTTCAATGATGATGTATTTAGGTCTAACTTCCCGTATAACTCGGTACATTTCAGTCCATAAGCCACTTCTTTCACCGACAATTCCGACACCTTTTCCAGCAATGCTGATGTCTTGGCAAGGGAATCCACCGCTAATGATGTCAACAAATGTTGGATTTGAATACGTTCTAATATCTCTGTTGATTTCATGGTTTTCTCCAAAATTTTTTTTGATTATACTTGCTTGATAGTCTTCATATTCGCAGCTCCAAAGTGTTTTTATTCCGGCAAACGCTGCACCCAAGCCGAAACCTTCTATCCCACTAAACAGAGAGCCATGAGTCAATTTACTTTGCTTCATCTCTATATCGTTTTGAGGGTTATTCACTATCGTATTCTGACATGATTTCCAAAATATCGCTTTGTATATTTTCATCAGTTAACATGTGCTCAACTAATTCTTTTTGCTGCGAGGGTGTGGCTATAATACACTTCACTATTTTATTGCTATCGGTAGCCATTATTATAATTCCACCTTCGCGAGTCTTAGGTAGGCGTACTGCTATTTCTTTAGCAAATGCCTCTACGTCTTGAATAAATTGACATTCCATATTAGTTCCTTTCTAATTTGTTATGAGTTATTTTTCCCCTTTTTTGCATCTACGTTGAAAATCCAACATAGATTTTTTCCTATCATTAAGAGCACGTGACATTTTAATAATCATATATATTGTCACAATAAATACAATGACAGATGAAATACCTCCGACAATTATATATGTACGTACTAATCCCGTCAATCCGGATTGATTCAAATAGTCAATAAGTTCTTCCATAATCAATCTCCTTTCTCTTTAATCCGTTCCAGTACATCCTTGTTGGTTCAATAGCTCACTAATGTTATCTATAACTTCCCCATCTGTCAACGTATCATCCAGGATGATAGATTTAATCTGGCTTGAAAGCCATGATGTGCCATTTTCAAAACCAAGAGCAATCATTTCCTTAATATCGGAAACGCCATTTGGAACTCCGTTTGTTCCGAATGAATCAATTACTGATTCTGCATATTCTCTTACTGCTTCTTCTAACTTCTGTTTCATATCTGATCTGTTATGCGTCATTTGATAGCTTCATAAAACACATCCATATTGTTTTGCTCTGCCTTCCGGTAGTATGGCCAAACAACGGTTTGAACGGAATAACAGACAAAACTTCCGCAGCTTTTATCTGACTCTCGTTCCATTTGAATACAAGCGTGCCGTTAGGCTTCAAGACGCGCATACACTCAGTAAATCCATCGTGTATGAGTGACTGCCAGTCTTTCGGTAGTTTCCCGTACTTCTTAGCCATCCATGAGGTTTCGCCAAGTGTTTTCAAATGTGGCGGATCAAACACCACCATGTAAAAAGAATTGTCCTCAAACGGCAAGTGGGTGAAATCGGCTATTATATCCGGTTTTATCTCTATGGTTCTGATTTTATCCCTGTCCTTGGCAGTTACTACCTCCGATCTCTTATCAACGAATAAGACAAGAGGATTATGTTTGTCAAACCAAAACATCCTACTGCCACAGCAGGCGTCTAATATGACCTTTGTTTCAATCATTCTTTTATTGTTTTTTAATTAATTACTCCCGCTAAACCTCCTTAAGCTCTCCATTGACTAGCATATACCATGTGTCAGCCTTAACCTTTTCCCCGTCAACTTCAAATGCCTTAACCTCTTTAATCGGGTAGGTATCACCGTTCCATTCTCCACGCTCTGCGAGGACTATCCAGCAACCTATAGCTCCCTTAGCCTTACACTCGTATCCGGCAGCAAAAGCAATGCTATCCTTGCCTGTGGCTGACGCTGCACCATAGTCGCCTGTGGCTGATGCTGCACCTCGGTTGCCTGTGGCTGATGCTGCACCTTGGAAGCCTGTGGCTGACGCTGCACC